TTTGCTGAGGTGCTTGCGCCAATAACTGTTGAATCTAAGAAACAAGCACAGGATATCTGTGCACAAATGGAGTTAAAACAATGAGTGAATGGTTCAGTCTAGAAGACCGCAACTATCAAAACGACCACCGTGTACGCGGTGGTCGTGATCGTTGGTGGATTGATATTGATGAACGCAAGATGCTAGTGAGGCACAAGTATGACAGTGAAGACAATAAACAAGTTTGGTACAGGTTTAAATATGAAGCCTGCGATACATGTAATGGTAAAGGCCATCACGTTAATCCTTCTGTTGATTGTGATGGTCTAACAGCTGAGGATATGTATTATGGCGGTTACGAAGAAGATTATTTTGAAGGCGTGTACGACGTGCAGTGCTACAAATGCCACGGCAATAGAGTCATGCCAGTCAAGCATGGAGAGGAAATATACATAGAACCTAAAGAGGATGATAACGATGAGTGACAGCATATTCCTGCAAGCATGGAATGAGATTATTGAAGACCGTGAGGTAGCACAAGAGTGCTACCTTTCTCTTTATCAATGCGAATCATATTACGGTGGGCCAGAAGAAGGAGGGTGGTGGGGATACTTACACATACTAAAAGAGTATTGCAAATGCTCGTCTCGTGAGGCAGCAGAAATGCTAATGGAAAAACTACAGGAGCGTTGTAAGCAATTAAATAACGAATCAAAAATAGCTGATGGAAAAGATTGTCTGCGTCACATGGAACGCGCTGATCGGCGTGGTGAAGACGTTAGTGATGACGGATATGACGGACCATCGACATACTACATGACGATCGAATCGGTGCCGGGTGAGAATCAAAACACAACAAAGAGTCATTATGAATAAAAGATACAAAGAAGAGTATTACCATGCAGCAGCTGAGATGATTATGCAAACTGCAGCAACCATCTGGGAATTGCAGTGGCACAACAGCGAGTGGAAAGACTGTCCAGTCAACGCACACAGAACATATAGCATCGACGTACTTGACGAAGTAGATCCACACTACACGTGGACGTTTCGCATTGAGTGTGGCTTTGCACTAGATTGCAGAGGCAAGAAATGCAAAGGCGAATGCGATGACCTTAGCACTGTCGGTGTAAACATTGGCTGGGATGGTATTAGTGAGGAGGAGGCACATTACATATGTGAAATCATTGAGAAAGACGACAACAAATACAGTAAATATTGGTTTTGGAATGACGGAGTAACAAAATGACAGCAAGAGAATACCTAAATAAGTTTGGGCTGGATGCAAATCCAGCCCTTTTCACTAACGTAACTAACGGCAAGCATATGAAACCAAAGTACAACTCGTACTGTTTCTATAACGGTCCATCACAGCTTGACAGGCGCCATCCTATCATTGCTGTTATGTCCAACTGTCAATATAACCCAGAGGACTACAACATTAAGACTGGTGATATGTTGCAGACCTACATCATCATGCGTGACATTCATCCGCAACATGCCATTGACTTTATGATTGACGACTGTATCTGTGGTAAATGCGTACACCGTAAAGGTTGGAAGGTACATATTGTCAATGGTAAGCGCAAGCTTGTGCGTACTTGTTACGTCAACATTGGCAAAGGTGTTACTGCAATATGGGAGTCATTCCAGCGAGGCAAAATGCCAATTGTGTCTAGTACTGTTGCTGCAACCATACAAGTCGTTGCTGGCAAACCGACCCGCATTGGGTCATATGGTGATCCTGTAGCAGTACCATTCCCTGTGTGGGGCGATCTACTGCGTTACAGTCTCGGTCATCGTGGCTACACCCATCAATGGCGTGACAAACTTGCTGCACCATTCAAGGGTATTTTGCAAGCGTCGTGCGATAACTACACCGACCAGTATGAGGCAGAGCAAGCTGGTTGGGGTACATTTACCGTTCTGCCTGAGCATGACTACGTCAATCGACGGCACGTAGCTTACAGCAAGGGTATGAAGCAATGTCCTAGCGACCCATTCATCAATGAGATGCGAGCGTATCGCAATATGCTACCGATGCACACAACCTGTGTTGGTTGTCCTGCATCTCTCCAATGTGATGGCGACAGTCATGTCGTCATCCGCGCCCACGGCCCTGCAGCTAAGTGGGTTTAATTAAACAAACAAATAAACACGAGGTAACACAATATGTTTTATTCAGTATGCGAGTACGAAGAATGGTCAACTGATCACTACGATTATGCACGTGATCAGCACTACACAGAAGACGGGGAGTTTCTCTCCCCGTGCATTGGTGTAGAGTTAATGTCACGTGTGGGCAAAATGATATTCACAGATGTCAGCGTTGTTTACGAAGACCGACGTGTCATTGAGTTTATTGACGAGGCTGTCAAACAGATGAAGATTGACAGACCAACAAGTGATGAGATCGAGAGGTTCTGTGCGCTTGTTGCATCTACATATCACGAGTCAAACATTGATGAGTTTAATGATGCAATGTTTGAGTACATCTACGACTGTACATACAACGAGTGGACAGATATGTACAGTGGTCAAGACTTGTATACAGACGCATCACTACTACAGCCAGATGGATGGGGAGAAGACTAATGACAGAAGAACAATGGACAGAACGCGACAATGCGTTTGACAAAGAGCTGCGTGAACTCCGGAATAAATACCCGGAGTTTTACATTGAAGTATGGGGGCCATGGGATTTTGTGGTTGGTGAAGCACGAGATCACATGCCTTCATACGACGAAATAGTACGTCAAATAACCAAACGTATTGACAAATGGCCTGACGTAGTAAATGAACTACACGAAGGCTTTGATGCTAACTTTGGTACAAACTGGGACAGGATTTGGAACACATTACAGGAGTTAAAAAATGCAAGCAAGTGATACACACATTAAGTGGATAGTAGGCGATATTAATCGAGAGTTTTGGTATGACCAGATTTATGAAGGTGCACGTCATTGCGAATGGATTAATAGTTGGAATATCAATTGGCTTGGCAACGCAAAAGATTACTTCCATGTTGACATTCAAGATGATGAAGGCAAAATGCACTGCGTTTCGTCAGTAGATGTATTGTTGTGGTTGCGAAAAGCGTGGATGCTTGGAGATCGCTCGTTTGAGGAGGAGCAAGATGTAGATCAAGACGTTATTGACACAATGCTACAAGAAATATGTTTTGGTGAATTAGTTTACGGATAAGGAATAACACAATGCCTAATTGGTGTATGAATGAACTGACAATCACTGGCCCAGCAGACAAAGTGTCTGCTTGGGCTGAGTTACACACAACTAAATATGAGACAAGCACATCAGTATTGGACTTTAATAAGTCTGTGCCAGAACCATTAGATGAAAATGGTTTTGGTAACGTCAACTGGCAATATGATAACTGGGGTACTAAATGGGGAGCGTGTGATACATCCTACATAGACTTCAAAGAAGGCCATGTCGTCATTGCTTTTGATACTGCGTGGGGTCCAGCTGACACATGGATACACACTATGTCTGATATGTTTCCCGATCTTGCGTTTCACTGTCGTTACGCAGAACCCGGCATGATGTTTGCTGGTGATATCTATGCAGGTCCCAAAGGTTACAGTCATGAGCAACGTTCAGGTGATGACCTTCTAAATGACGACTACTATCTCATGGGCTTTGAAACGTGCAATGATTGCCAGAACTGGGAACACAAGTGTACTTGTGAGTAAATTACTTACGGTATAATGCACGCGGGATTTATCACATTTTGTGGAGCCTAAAACGCAATCTAGGCTCCACAAAGTTTTTTACAAAGGAGAAATATGTTAGGCGATATTAGCACCATCATTGATGAGATGGCATCTACAAGTGAATTTAAAAATGGTTGGGACAAAATAGAGATTACAGTTGGTCCAAACAAAATAGTTACTCTTAGCTGGCCAGCATGGAAATTAAAAATATGTTCTTTTAGAGTTAATCCAGCAGCAATTTTGACAGCTGAACACATTGCTGGATTGGCAATGGATCTTGAAACATTAGACACGTTATATGAAAATGGAGATACATTTGTGTGGCGTACCAATAAAAACGCTGATGACAAGAATTGGGACAAAGAAAAACGAGCTAAAGTTGTTGATGTCGTTGACGCCTTTTTAGAAGGAGCGTGGACTCCGCCGTGGAAGTGTGGTCATTGCGTTGCGCGAGCAGCTGGTAAATATCATCCTAAATTTTAATGAGTCAATCTCGTAAAAAATACGATGCACCTGTGGCTTACTTACTGTCAATGAATGACTCATTCATTTATGTAAGCAATAAATACACTGCAATCTTAATGTACGAGCTATGGACGCAAAAGATAATTGAATCTCAGCTGTCTACAAAAATTAGCGTATATGCAATTATGCCTCCTACTCCATGGCCAACGTGGAGTAGGACACACATCATTGCTTTACTTAACGGATGTTGGAAAAAAGTAAGAATAGCTTACGGAGTATATGAATCCGGACAGCCTGTAACTCTTGTTGATAAAACCAAATCCGTTTTTCGTGCTGACAACTATGAGCAACACGCAAAGATATTGCATTCAAAAATGACAACATCTGAACGTGTTGCTTTACACAACACATTACTCTATCCATCTGTATTAGAACTAATATTGCGATCTCCATCTCCGATGGCTGCAAGAACAGCTTTAGAGATAGAAAATGCTAGTTATTTCCCAGATGGAACATCGGCCACTAAGTACATCACCTCTGTGTGGAAGTACTTAAAATATGAATCAAAAAAATAAGCCAGTGTCCGAAGTAATGGCTTTTGTAGTCAGTTGGATTATCTTTGTAGTGTATTTACTAGTAACAAAAAAACTATGACTGAAAAAGAATTGCAAAATCAAATTGTGTGCGCATTGCGCATTCTTGGCTATACCGTTTTAGAAAGCGGCAAAGCTAGAAGTAAAACACAATGCATGAATTGCAAGTCGTGGTTTTACCCAAAGGGATGGCAAGGTAACACTGTTGGCTTGCCAGACCTATATATACACAATGCCAATTGGAAGATGCCGATTGGCATTGGTATTGAACTTAAAACAGAGAAAGGATCTGTGCGTAAAGCACAGCAGGATTTAGCAGATGAAAGTATGACAAAAATATGTCGATCATTAGATGACGTATTACTTGTATTAATGGATGCCGAAGACTTAATTGGCACCGACACAACTAAAGAAAAGATAAAAAGGTTTTTTAATAATGAATTCAGAACCCGTTGATAGATTTACCGCACTGTTTCCAGTGCCACTAAATAAATACGATTACGCGCTACCGTTATTTTCATATGACAAAGTTTACATCTGTAGGCACATCACAGATGAAAAAACAACGTTCCTGACATGCGACATAGGAATGTGGTCGTTTATCAGTGTTTTTACAAACAAGGATGATGCTCAAAAACACATTGATTCATGCAATATAGATAACCTCACGCCAGATGCAGTTTCAGTTTATGAGCTATTGCATACGTTTCGGTCGTGGTCACTAGATGGCGAACTAATATTTGTAGGCAGCACCAAAGATTATCTTCCCTCAAATATACAAACGCATTATGGAGGTCCATTGTATCCATCGACGTCCTTGATGGTATTGGTTGCAATTGACACAGTTGCTTGGTCTAAACGCGAACTTAAGTTGCTTACATGCACACACTCAGATGTGCAGGATGCAGTTTATGTGGCGGATTCATTGTTCTCACTTATTGCGCAAATATCAAATGAGCAAACATACGCAAAAGATAAAGGTAGTTACTTATTAGCATATATTCCAATTCAAACAATCTGTTCTAAGTACAAAGGTGTGTTATTTGAAAACTCATACTACGACTTAGAAACATTTCTTAGCTTAACGTCACACTCTCTGTCATTAATGTCAGATGAATTCATTGCACAAATAAAAGAAGGTAAAGAAGATGTCGTTTAATCCTAAAGATCATTTTTTAAATCTTAAAGGCAAGCAATACTTGCCTGTAGCTCCACGTATTGCATGGTTCCGAGAGGATCATGCAGATTGGAGTATTACAACAAAGCCAGTACCGGAATTATCCGGTGCTGACTACTGTACGTTCCATGCACAAATATGCGATAGGAATCATATAGTAATTGCAACAGCTCACAAGACTGAGCACGAAAAACATTTTCCTGACTTCCGAGAGAAGGCAGAAACAGGTGCCATTGGACGTGCTCTTGCACTATGTGGATACGGTACGTTGTTTGCTCAGGAACTAGAAGAACCGATTACACCAACTGGTGACATGCGTATTGTTGACGCACCACAGCAACCAAAACTTACAGCAACTGCAACTGTGCTTACTCCGGGTAAACGGTTTGGCTTAGAGTGTAAACGCATCTGGGGTGCAGATATTACACCATCAGACGTAAAGCGTGTATTTACACGCCTTGCTGGACACAACAATACAACAGACGAAAACCTACGACTTGTAATAGAAGTATTGCAAGGATTTAACACACCAGAAGAAGCGGAAGCAGTATTTTTAGCAGTAGAAGATGAGGGACTTAATGGACAAATCTAAGTTTGATATTATTGGCGACGCATATTACGACATTGAAACAGGTGAGTACGCTGGACCAGTTGACGGCTGGCTTGGCGATGAACTTAAAACAGAAGACGACGTTCTTTTAGCAATGCAGCGTTTACTAAAATACGAGACCGAACTTAAGGCTGAAGAGCTGGCTATGCAATCTGTAATTGACAGATGCAAGCAACTCGTCAAAGAGAAAGAGCGCAAAGTTCAATGGCTTAAAAGTCGATACGGTGATCAGATAGCAGACTTTGCAGAAAAACAACTAACTGGCAAAGCCAAAACATGGAAATGCCCATGGGGCCAAGTTGCTTTCCGCACCGTTCCACCATCATTTACTATTATGGATGAGCAAAAAGCAGCTATGCTTATACCGTCGTCTTGCGACGCAGTAGTTCAGCAGTACAAGGTGTACAAAAGCAAAATTCCTAAAGAAGTTCAACTTACTTTAGTAGAAGAATACCCAGACGTATTCTGTGTTTCTCAACCAACTGAAAATATCACTATCAAAGCATTGACAGCAAATGAGGTAACAAATGAGTGATGAGCTTGTGCGCTTTAGTAGCCTGCCTGACAGCATTGTTGTAAGCACAACAGGCATTACATTTACCGGAGACCTTGACTACGATGAGTGGTCAAGGTTGATGGTTACTATGCAACGTTTGTATACGTCATTTCAATTTGGGCTTGGCGACGTATTGAATTACGGAGAAATGAAACATGGTGAGAAATATGCGCAAGCATTAGACTCTACAAACTCAGCGTATCAAAGCTTGGCTAACTACTCGTGGGTCGCAAACGCTGTTCCCATTGAGAATAGAGTTGAGGGGCTGTCATGGACGCATCACAGGGTGGCTGCTTCATTACCCGTCGATCAACAACGGCGTGTGTTGAATGAAGCATTAGCTAAACAGATGACAGTAGCTGACTTGACTAGGTTAATCAAAGGCGAGCCGGATACAGTTCCAGAGAAATTACCGATGGTAACAGTGCCGTCAGGTATGACGGTAGAGGAAGCAATTGAAAGATTGCAATGTCCTGCTGAAAATCCTACTGTAATTTTTCAGAGATGCCCTGAATGTAGACACAGTTTTGAGTAATAATAGGGTCCCGTGAAAGCGGGACCTTTTTTGTTGAGGAGGACAAAATGATAACGGTATTTAATGGCAGGTCTTTTGGCTTGTCTGGCGATAAGTCATCTGGATTTGTACAGATAGACAGATTATTGGTTAACCACATAACCGAATTTACACCATCAGGATTCGTTGTTTTTATGGCCATCGTTATGCATGTTGATAATGAAGGATACTGCTGGCCAAGTATCAAGAGACTTACTGAATGTACTGGCTTGTCTGAGGCAACAGTTAGAAACGCATTACATTATTTGACAGGCATGAAGATTAATGGAAAACGATTACTTGAAATCAATGGGAGAACTTCTCCTAGCGGGAGAACAACAAGCAATGGGTATAAGTTATTCCCTGATTCAGTTGATCATAACCCTGAGACAAAAGTAACATCAGTTAAACCACAGAAGAGAGAGGAGCGGCCAGATGATGATCCTGCGTTTATCTTATACAAGCAGTTTAAAATTGCTAGATATAAGTTGCCGACACTTGAGTTGCTAAACATCACTGATAAAGAATGGAAAGATGTGCGACTTACTATCTGGCAAATGCATAAGGCAGGAGTGACTAGTGACGATGTATATGTACGCACGAAAGAGTTACTAGGCAAGTGGAAGCCAGAAATGGTAACTGTGCGTTCTTTGTGGAAACACTGGGATACATATGCATCACCATCGTATGCAAATACAACAACATCAGTAAACGTGGAGGATTGGTTCAATGACAACAACGGATAAATTATTAGCGATTCTTTCTCAGCTTCCTAGTTCCATATCTTGGAACAGCACAAGCGAGACCGTATACAGAGTGGCGATTAACGGGCTTACCGATGAAGACATACTTGCTGGGGCGCAGCGCATTCTTACTCGGTGCAAGTTTAGGCCAACACCATCTGAGGTTTTGAATTACGTTGCCATAGAGAAGTATGGCGATGCTCAACCACACATGGTTACACACGATATTAGTGAGGCTATAAGGATAGGTTCTGACCCCAATAAGCTTCATCCTACAGTCGTGTTAGTTTTAAAGAAGACTGGTGGCTACAAGGCGTGGCGAGTGGAGCCACCGCTAAAAGGTCAGCAGTTACAAGACGTAATTAATGAAGTACACATTGTTCGGCTAACGGAATATATTAATGAACAACGAAACAAGTAGAAGCTTAGGCTTTAATATTGAGATTCCATCGGATGTTATGAGTGAGCAATCACTCATAGCATCTGTTCTTCTTGGTGGTCGCAGGTTATTTAGGAATCTAACACACATCAATAAAGGGATGTTCTACAGGGTCTCACATAGCCTTATATGGGACGCTTACACTGCTATCGATGCATCTGGGCAAGACATTGACATTGTGACTGTAAATGAGGAACTAACAAAGCGTAATGCACTAGAAGCATGTGGCGGGCTTGGATACATCATGCAATGTGCTGAGTTGTTGCCCACAACGTCCAATTATGAGAGTTATGCAAAGCTGGTTATTGATTATCATAGGCGTCGGGAGATAATCTTTTCATCCGAACTAGCAAGCAAGAAAGCATCTGATTGCGACACAGACATTGACAAAATTATAAGTGATTTAAATAACTCTGTTTCGTTTACTAGTACCGGAAACACTACTGATGATTTATCTGAATTAATTTCAGCCGCATCGGTTGCCGCTATTAATCGCGTGGAAGATGAAATTGATTTTAGTGTATCCAGCGGTTTTACTGACATCGATCAGATGACAGGCGGATGGAGAGACGGAGAACTAATCATTGTTGGCGGACGACCGTCGATGGGTAAGTCGAGTCTTGGTTTACAGTATGCGTGGAATGCAGCCCTACACATGCGCACCTTACAGGAAAAGACAGGTGTGTTAATTGTAAGTGCAGAAATGTCTAAAGCAATGGTGACAGCTAGGATGTTGAGCATCTACAGTAAGGTGGATAGTCAGAAGATACAGAATAGGAAGCTGTCATCCTATGAAAAAGACATGCTATCTGAGGCAACACGCACATCAAAGACATTAAACATACGGGTTATGGCAGATCAGTCCGTTACTCTGCAATCTATACGTGATGCAATCAAGAATATGCAGAAGACATGTAAGGTTGGACTGGTTGTCGTTGATTACTTACAGATGATTGCAATGCCATCTAATGTTAAGTCGGAGAATAGAACCCGTGACATCGGCGTGATTAGTCGTGGGTTAAAAGACATAACTCGTGAGTTTGGATGCCCGTTAATTGCTTTGTCGTCTTTATCACGTGCTGTTGAGCAGCGACAGGATAAGCGCCCAATGATGTCTGACCTAAGAGAATCTGGCGACATTGAATCAGATGCAGATGTTATTCAGTTTATATATAGGGCTGGATACTATGAACGCAAAGACACAGGTGATGAATCAGATGAGACTGATAAGGCTGAAATCATTACTGCTAAAAACAGAAACGGGCGTACCGGGGTTTCATTACTGGAGTTTGAATCTCGGTACGCCAGATTTAATGAGTTCAGCTTAGGTGCTTTTGACCTTTAGATAGACTTTCTTTTGATCGCTGCTGACAATGCAATCAAGATTAAAACTGTTAGCAAGATCTCTAATTGATGCATACGATTTACCATCGCGCATAATACACTGAACGGCCAGTGGCTTGTTATCAAACACTGGCCCGTCTTCCCAACTGAGTAAAACATCACTCCCAACAACTAGCTTAACAAAATCACGCACAGGCGCGTAGGTTTTACTGTTATGCAACAAGGCAACAATGTGGTTGTCTCCATATACAATTTTCCAATTGTCACCTTCTTCAATTAACCCCCACGGGTGAATAAAGAAAACGTTATCTTTATTACGCCCGGAATAAAGGTTATTCCGTTTAGCAACCATATAGCCATTTCGGCTACCATCATTGTTGCTATTTCCTTCAATTGACATTAATGTTCCGGATTCAGAGTAACCTGAGACAATACCGATATGGTAAGCATCATTACCAGATACCAGAAGAAGAATGTCACCCGGTCTACCTTTCGCCGAAATACATTTGTTTTTTCGTGCATTAGCAAGCCATACATCACAGTCAGCGCTAATGCATAAGGGCCAATCTTTTCCACTTTGCATCTCCCATTCCATTGCTATGGCACTAACAAATGACGCACACCAAAAGCTTCCAACTGGCGCATGCGCATTTGTGTTCCATCTATCTATCAGTGGCCCACGATTAGACCCAACTGGTGATTCTGAAACACCAACGTATTTTTCAGCAATAGAAATAAACGTATTGATTACATTAGTCATTTTCTTCTGGTCCATATGCACGTTGCATTAATGTTGGTTCTGGAACTTCTGGTTCAGGTGCTTCATCTTCCATTATTTCTGTCTGAACCTTACTCATTGGTATATTCATATTAGGGTTAACGGTGCTCATGTTCATCGTTGCTTCTGTAGGAAGTCCAAGTGCACCACTAGATACATCACCAGTTTTATATCCGTAAAGCAAAGCATTTAAACCCTTGTCTCTAGCAATAGCACTAGCACTAGGGAAATCGTACCAGTCGTGTTGTGCCAACCATATTAATCTGGCCAATGTTGTACTCGAATCTCCAAGCTTTACCTTATTCTTCATTACAAGACGCCAGTTAAGTGGTTCGTAATGAATACCAAATCCTAACAATCTGGGTATTAATGTCTTATTTGTGATTGCTCGTGCTTCATTAGCGTCAATTGTTGGAACGCCTGATTCAGTAAATGCGCCTAATAATCCCCTTGCTTGATAATCCTGTTGATCTTGCGCAGCAATAATGCCCAACTTAGCGTAATCCTCAAATGCTTGTTGAGCAAGAACAAGATTCATGTGGTTCATAGCCCAGTTGCTTTGGCTCGGCATAAATCGCTGAGTCCCGCCTGTCCATGGAGTGTAAATACCATTTTTCTGTGCAATAAGATAACCAGCTGATGGTTCAAACGACGGCTCTCCCATATACTCATGTCCAGTTATTGCAGACCCAACAATGTGATACAGGTTCTGAAACTTAGAGGCTGCATATGACTTTATTGCTGCGTCAGTAGCTGCTTGTAATGCACGTGTAGGCGTGTATTCCGTAGAACCAGTAAACGCTTGAATAGGTTTTAATATTCTAGACATACGTTGCAACGGAGGGATTGCAAGCAGGTAGTTGTTAGATGTACGGATAAATCCAAACTTTTTACTTCCGGGATTTAAAACATCCATTCCGTCAAATGGAATGCCACGTTCGTTAAATTTATGATCTAACCATCCAGCCATAAACGCTATTGCACTAAAACCAAACATGCCCACAATCTGCTGTAAGTTGCGTTTGTTATTACGGCTTCTTGCCCATGCATTTGTTCTTGAATTTTCGTAAAAGGTTTTCTCCCACGTTAGATCAAATACATCACCATGTAGTGGCGTTACACCGGATGGAATTTTATTTCCAACCTCATTGACCTTATTACGTATGACATATGACCATTCTCCTAACAAAGGAACTGAATTTAAAAAGTTCCTATGATATGCAGGAGCAGTTTGCATGTAATTAAATCCAGCATTGATATTCTTTGCTAATGGAGATTGCGTGTCGTTTGCTGTAAATTTCTGCAATCCAAAATCCAGATTAACTTGGCGCATGGCTTGACGCCTATTTGATGCTTGTCTAGCTCTGCTATACGCATCTGCCTGTTCGTTATCAGGACTTGGCTCATATAAATCGTGTGATGAGTGCATTACGTCTAGTGCATGCTTAAGATGCATTGCGTCGCGCATCAGTAGTCGTGTTTGATCCCATCGTTTTGGGAACCAGAACATTGGTGAATACCACGCCCCCATTCCTACAAATAATGGTTGCAATTCTTGAAGCACACCTTGATTAACGTTTTCATCAACGGGGACAAAAGACGTATCCGTTAATTTCTGATATCGGCTTGGGTTAAGAGCTTGTCTAGACTCAAAGTCTGTCATCCAGTCTTTGTAGTTGGAGTGATATCCAGATTTAATCAACTGCTCCCACGTAATTTCTTCAGCTGAAGGATTTCTTGCCATTGCAATGCGGTTATAACGTCGTAGTAATTTATTCATCAACACGTCGTAATACTTATCGCCAAAGCCAGCTGACATACCATGTTTTTCGTGAATCAACTTCTCTAACAACGGCCCAACAAAGAAAGGTAAATCACGCCAGTTAGGCATTACTAAGCTTGGCAATGCTAGTAACGCGGGAAACAACAATGTAGGGTCTCCCGATATTGCCTTAAATGACTGGACTGCAAATGCACTTAAGTCATTTGACAAAATGTATCTAAAGTCATTGCCTAGCATTCTCAATATGCCATTTTTAAATGGCTTGCCTGCTGATGTTTTACTAACAGGAGTATTGATGGTTATAGATGTGCCAGGTTTTGCTGTTAATTTTTTGCGACCTCCGCCCGGAACCAACGAGTTCATTGGTTCTACAATTTCGTCCCAGTTTTTGCTGTTAATCCGCACAACAAATTCACCATTCTGCGTAGTTGTTGCAATAGGTGCTTTTAATGTTGGGTCATTAAACAACGTAATTGGCAATTCAGATGCAGCTTCACTAATGGCTGATGTTTGATCAACGTGCCTTGCTAAATAATAAGCTTCTGCAAGGTCATAATTTCTATCAAAACCAATTGGTGGCTCTAAACTTGACCAACGATACGGAACATCTTCATCGGGAGTTATAGAGTGCGATGTTGGATCTTGGCTGTACCACGTGTTATCTGATGTTTCCCGCATTTGCAATTTGCCTTCAGTAACACCAAAAACATTTTTGTCTGTAGATGTACGAGCTAAAGATTGCGAATGTGTTTGATCGGTTAATTTGTCTTTTGCAAGTAGCAGTCGAGCAATGTGATATTCCTCAGAAAGTATCTGGTTTTTCATGATTGCATTGCGCTGTTCTAATGGAAGGTGCTGTATTGCAGCAGTCAACATTGTTCCAAAATCTTTTTGCTCAACGTCATTTGGTTGATGCCACCAGCTAGACAATTCACGTACTTTAAACTGACCACCTTGTTGTGTAACTTGATACATCACTCCGCCATCGTTATGTTGTGGTCCTTTAAACCAAGATTTTGATGGCGCTGCTACATATGTTTTTCCTGTAGCTAAATATTGTGGGTCAGAGGTTACAGTAGCCAGCATTGTGCTGGCATATGTTCCAAAAACATCTTCTGGTGATTGCCACTGTGAATTAGGCGCTGCCTGATGTCTAAAGTCTGAATGAGTATTTTGATACGCTAAAAATTGATCAAACGTTTTAATAGGTTTATATGATTTACGCGTTCCATCTGCTCTATATTCAATGTTTTCAGAAACGTAGGCTGTTTCACCAGTTACTAAATTGACGGATATTAAACTTCCATACTTACTGTCGTTATATAAACGTCTTCCAACCTGTTTATCTGGTGCTCGCAAAATTACAGAATCGCCAGACGTGTCATGTATATTCCAAGATTGCCAGTTCCTTAATGCATTCCTGCGCATGCGGCTGTCAATGTTTTGCACAAACCTAACCGAATTAAAGATGTTTGTTGCCCTAGCCTGTTTTAGTGGACCATTTTCTCCCGAATAATCACGCAAATATTCAGCAAAGCTTCCGTCATCCCCGCGAAACACCGTAGTGCGCACCCAGTTTAATGCAGCTTTAGATACAGCCTGCAGTGGAGCGGAGTCATTTAAGATGATGCGTGGCCGTGGTGCATCTAATCTAGCCGCCTTAGTAACCTGATTTAATTCGGCGTTATCTAAATGCCCATACGTATCAATAGCCCAATCAATAACTGGCTGTGCGTCATGTTCTTGGCCGTAAAAGGTGACCTTTGGATTTAAACTAGTATTTTCTACTGGAACTCCACGTTTTAATAACTGTTCAACAACAATTGGTATTCCATTTTCAGCAGAATCAGTAGATGGCATAACGTCATTTAGCCATCGATACCACATCTCGTTCATTGTGCCGTGATACATTTCTTCCAACATACTGCCGACTGCTTCTGGGTCGCGAGTCACGTCAGAAAATATCTCGTTTAATCGTGGAGCCATGTCAAACAATCGTCCGCCATACATAATTTCAGTGTTTAAACCTAATGCATTAAAGTCGAAAGGCTCTTCTGTACCTGAATTAGCGTGATCCTGCCATGCCTCATAAATCCGACCAAGAGTTTCTTGGAAATTTTCACCAGCAAATTGTGACAACCACAAGGCCATCGTTTGACCATCAAACGATTTACCTCCGAATGACACTTTAGTTTTTAAACCGGAATACCAGTCAGATAATTCTGGATCGTCAGCTCGTGAGTATGTGCCATCTGGATTCTGTTTATTTCTAAACAACGACATGCTGTCAGTGGCTTCATTAATTTTTTCATTGACTGATTCTGGCACAGCGCCTTTATTTCTAGTCATCCACTGAGTAAATGACATAGCCTTAGCTTTTAATCGCGCCCAGTCACCAACCTTAGCAAGTTGAATAGCCTTTAAATCTTTTTCGTCACGGTTTAATAATTGTTCTCCGATGTCACCACTAGATTTAGCCAAGTCAACAGCTACTGCATCAGTGTATACATCGGTAAATCCATTTTCCTGACCGCTGTATTCGCGAGCTAATGCCTTTTGACTTTCAACTTGTGTAGCATAATTTAAATCACCTCCAAGTTCACGCATGCGTTGATCTACACGCGACAACATAGAATACACAACGTGATTAAACTTTGGATTGCCAATTTTTCCAGTTTCTACAATATATGGACGTTGCGTTTCGTCTAATGCAAACGCATCGTGCCCGACTAGATGTCTTGTAGTTACATTGTCCCAGCTTTTTGTTTCGTACCCAATTTCATTTTCACCAGTACGTCGTTTAAATAATTTAATTGAACCAGTGCTTTCGACTACGTATGCGTAATCGCGCCCTACGTTGCCAACACGTGCGTTAGACGCTGTTCCTTCATCAGTACCCGGCTGCAATGCACTTCGTGTAGTTGTGGAATACCATTTGTTGTTTTGATTTTCTCTATTGGATTCATGAATCCAAACAACTTTCTTGTTATTTCCATTAATACCCATGAATGCTGGGTTATATCCAGCTTCTTTTGCTGCTTCAGGTGTAGTAAAATTCGTGGCTCTAACAATACCTACTACTTTTCCTGTAACCCTACGCCCATAACCAAACTTTGCGGTCTCTGCATTTGCCCTAAAAAATGGACCCGATTGCACGGAAGATGCCATAAAGGAATATCCGCCATCAACTGCAGCTTGTACTTCCTGTGCAGTACTGTCCGCGCCAAGCATATATTGCACAAACTGCGATGTAGTTGGATCAGGAAGACTTGACGATAGCTCCATCATGTCTCCGGGGGTACGAACTAGCAACGAGCCAGTTGATCCACGTAAATGCGGAACAATAAAATGAAGATTACTACCGTGTCGCAATGACACAAAATCTAATTGATTGGCGCGATAGCGAAATTTATTCACGTTTGGGTCAACAAAGAATCCATTGTACGGTTTTCCGTCAATTGTAATTAAGTCGTGAGCTTTACTTGCAATGCGTTGATGTAAATTGCGTAGTACTTGCCCATATCCCTGCAACACACCAATTGCATGCTCACTACGTGTATTGCGGTTGGTGTCATCCATTACCACGCCATCGCTAAGAATAAAGTTTGTTAATGCTACTGTGCTGAGTTCTTTCAAATAACCTCTATTGTTTTCAGCAACATTGTCACCCTTGACTATCCATCCTTCCCAACCTTCAATGTCAGTCAATCTAAAATCAGCCGGATTATTTTTCTGAACTTCAGTCCAATCATGCAGTGCTGCTTTTGCCATATTGACTAAATCGTATGCAGCCGTGTGCGAGGCCTGTAATGTTGTTTGCTTCTGGCCGTATGTTCCCTTGTCCGGAATGACTGCAGCCAAATATTGAACTTGCAAGTAATCAGGAAGAGACTCAAAAATAAAGTGTCCCATTTCATGAGCAATGGTAAATGCTGTACGCTCAGGACCCTTTTGGGAAGCCAAGAATAATAAATGCGACATTGTATTATTTTGACGTTCCATTTGTAGCAGCTTAAGTTGTCCGTACGGCTCTCCTGCTGCGCCATTCATCAAAGCCACATTATGTTGCTCGCGCAACAAATCACCAGTAGTAATTAATAGCTGGTGATTTGATTTGTAAAAATCCTGTTTCATCTGAGCAATACGCAAGTGCTTGAGTTTAGCTTGATCAACTTCCGTTAAGCCTAATTCAATGCCTTCTTTCCCAAGTAACTGCCCAACAGTTAAGTTACTACGAACGGCATCACGTAAAATATCAGGACTTATTTTTGCAGCAATCCCCAAAGCAACATATTCATTTAATGATGCTCCAGATGCATTTAATTCGTAAGACAGCTGATTGATTGCCGACTTAGTCGCAAACATATCGTGAAATTCTGAAACGTATTTTGCAAGTTTTGTTGCATCTTTATATTGCGCAACAACATCAGTAACTTTGGTCTGCAAGTTAGTGATTGCATCATTGCCCTGATAGCCCTGTCGCAGTCCTCTGTAATACGATAATTGATCAATCACTGTGTCTAGAACAGAATCATCATGCAGTTGATTACTCGTTTTTAATTTTGCCAGTTGTGTATGCAGGTCCTGAAAGTCGTCGATAATTAAATCTAAGTCGTTTGCTGTAAGCTGCGCCGGAAAATCTGGACGAGAGGATATATCCAGTTGTGATGCCGTGTCAGCTACGGATGTATTTTTGTATCCAAGCAAACGCTCACGCAACTTATTTCCAACCGCGTTTTCAGACCTACTAAACCTCACGCCAGCATGCACTTCCATTGCAGCCATGCGACCAGTAATGCGATACGCAATTGACATGCCGTCAGAAGTAGAGAATGGTGCGCCAACCCTATTGCCATCAAATGAACGCGGCATCACATCCTGCAACGCTATACCAAACGGATTGACCAATTGCGCTAACTTATTAACCTCAAATGTAAATGTTCCATCATCCGCTTTGTTTTTATTTACATACTCAACAATTGATTGCCTAAATACAGTTTTTTGTTGTGCTGTTAAATTCTTTTCAACTGAATTCACAAACGCATCAAAAAATACCTGCCCGTCTAAAGCACCAGCGTTTAAATTTACATTGTCAATTACATTGGATTCCCATGGTAAATAATAAGCAGAAAGCGTTTTACTATTACCGCGTTGAAACACAAGACGGTTTAAATAATCACGAACAGCAGTGGTGGTCCTGTACAGTGTTTTCAATTGCTCGTCTGCAGTTGTTCTCGCCTCAACAAAATCACGTAACGTTACATCCTCACCAAGCTTTAACTCGTTTTTCATTGCTGCTAATAACAATGCTTCAAGTCCGGCTTTTGTGTAAACCTTATATGCTGTAATTCGCTTTGCTTTAGTTAACGTATCTGCGTCTTGATAACTATCAGAACCATCACCATCAAACTCAATAGAAATAGGCGCGGTTAAAGCAGCATTTGGGTTTTCAGCAAATGAATCTACATCGCGATCCAATCTTGCAAATGCAACTTGTAGTCTATTCGCCTCAGCAACAATTGCTTCAATATCTGCATTTGTCAGCACTCTATCTTGACGACCATGAAGAACATGCTCCATTGCATCAGAAATTAACGTATGTGAGTCTGGGTCATATAAAGCAGTATCCATGCCCATGAATTTGGAAACGCGTCCGTTAATTTCTTGTCGCGCATTGACCACATCCAACACGTCCGCTTTATACTGACGAGACATTTGTACGTCTGACTTTAAATTACGTGCAATAATTTCTTGCTCGCGCAGTAATTGACGCGCTGCTAATTCTTTGCCTTGCTTTGTGCGAATAAGTGTAGGTGTTTGCGCTAAAAATTCTGGCATTAATACGAACGATAACCCGGCAAGGTTTGCAAACTCTTCAGGATTAGATCTGTCGGCGGGGTCTTCAGCGCGTAATACTTTTACTAGCTCTTTAACAGCTGTGTCTAATTCCGTATCAAAATTTAAATTAATTCTTCCAGTTAATCCGTCTGTCACCTCGTCTGAGTAAACATTGTTTTGCCGTTCGCGTAAGTCCATTTTCTCACGAACAATTGTTGCTGCATTAATAAACTTGTCGTAATCACCAGCTTTAGTAAACAGAGTTTTCAAAGACCAAGCTTGATTCTCGCTGGCCCTCATTAATCCATACACAATGTGCTCAAGCGCATCACGATCAGCAATTTCACCGGGACGACTTAATACCATTTGGTTTAGATATCGTTTAACAGTGTCCCAAGGACCAAGCATGACAGCAAGCTTTTGCTTATCCTCTAATGGAATGTTGTCGTAATACTCCTGCATAGTTGCATTAACTTGGCGAGCTTTCTGCATTGATTCAAATGCAACAGCAGCATCACGTCCATCAGGAGCTTCAACAACGTACATCTCAGACCCATTCATCAATGAATCTGTGTCATTAGCAGCAATGTGTGCTAAGTCATGCTCACTATATTTAGTTTGCAACTCGCTAATAATGGAAACAATCTCATCATATGAAGGCATTGCAACGTCAATGCTTCTGGTCCCAATGCGAACCAGTGATCCGTCAGGTGAGATTTCACGCAATGTGCTCTCAACCATTGATTGATCAAAATGCGCTAGTGCAGCTTGCGTCTGACGTAATCCAACTACATAATTTGTTCCAGTCGTTCTATTGCTATGTAGCAATACGGCAGCCTCAACAACAGCCTTTGTCTGCTGCGCCACCATTCGCTTACGGAAAAATTCATCGGTACGCGCAATCCATGTTTTTGCAGCCCCGACATCGTGACGTAACGCACGTCTTACAGCCGTCTGCTCAGATCGCGCTGCGGTGTTTTCAGCTAAAGCAATAAAGTATTCATATCCATTATCAATCAATGATCGCTTAAACGCTTCGGCATTTGGACCTGCCAATTGTTGTTCGGCGTGAGTGACAGCTTCATTGTATTTAGCCTCAGATTTATGCCAATTCGAGATGATTGGGTCAACACTATCACCTCGTGGCTCAATGGGCATATCGTAAGCAAATGCCTGTATTTCCTGTGGTAATCCACTAAACTTATGTACTAACCACTGCTTAGATGGCAACACAAGAAACTTGGATTGCAACGCTGGTAACACACCACGTAATGCATAAGCAAGTGATCTTACTTTTTTGAAGACATCTTCTTCTTGTTCTTTTTCTAAACCTAATTTGCCAACCATGTTCCGAATGTGTGTTTCCAAACGACGTTCGGTAGAACCAGATTCAAACACAAGATGGTTGACACGCATTGCCATCGACAACAAACTTGGGAAATTAGTAGCCCCCGGCATTGCGCTATTCATAGTCGTGTCAGACGCTGTAGCAATAGCTCCATTGTCCGACATGATTATTGCGTTGTATGTTTCTGACAGATTGTCCGATCGTAATAACCGCCAAAACGCAAGTGCCTTTTTAGAGTCTACTGTTTGCTTAGAAAACTGATAGTACATGTCATGCATCATTGATTGCACAATGTCTGCATTGCCTCTATTTGCCTTCATCCACTCGTTAAGTGTGTACTCTAGGCTTTTGTAGATATCGTATTGTGCCAAATCAGGATGAGACGCTAAGTCATTAGCGGCGTCAACTACATCCAATACAGATTGCCGTAACGTTTCAGGTGTAGCATTTAGAATCGTTGGAAGTAAACCAGCTACCTTGCCTGTATTTGACATTGCGGCTGCCATGTCTAGATGCTCGACGTCAATGATGCTGTCACTTGGGAACATTGCCTCTGGTGAGAGACCATGTATTGCTGAAGCATTTGCATGCAAACGCTCTAATGCATCACGTGACATGACCGAATTAGCAACCCATGGCTTATATCCTTGCTCAGGGTCATATGACATCCCGATCATTGTTTCGCCATTTAAATCGCGCAATGGCCTTGCTAAAAACACGCCACTTTCCTTGTTGCTGTGCACGACAATGTGTTGACCGGATTCGCCGTCAAAAGTTACTATTTGTCCCACATCTGGAACGGGATTAAGTAACGCTGTTTCCTGTGCTGTTGCTACACGTTTTGCAAACGTATTCCATATTTGCTGCACAACTAGGTCTGGATCATTTCGGAACATACCTTGTAATCCTGCTAACCTAGTCGCATCAATAGCACCAGTAGTTAGATCACGCATACCCAATAAACTTGCTAAGTCCGGTATGCGCAACTGAACAGAAACACCACCGACCATAAGACTAGCGCCTAAAGATTTTGCTGTTAAGTTAGAAGATCCAAGTTGTTGTTTAACTTCATCACTTGGTGATAAATGAGTAGTTGATTCAATAGGTGGCAATACCTCCCCACGAGCACCGGGGATAAAGAATAAGCCACCATCTGGAGTTTGATAAACACCAACGCCATTTTCAAGATGCACCAAACGAGATGCAACGTGCGAATCTCCCACTTGTAATTTTGTTGGAAACTCTTCTGATACAGGCCTGTCTGGACGAAATGTAACAGCCTCGCCTGATGTGCGATAACTTGGTATGTTTTGGCGTACCCAGTTAACTACTTCGCGTATAGGATTTGCAGTACCTATGTCTGGATCTGTTGCAACTGCTCGATCCGGTCGGACAAAACCCATCTGTCCGCCACGATTAAGTCCGCGACGTTTAGAAACTACGACAATGGTTCCATCATTCAGTACGCCAACGGGAATACCAGTGTGTTCTCTGTCATTATCTTTAATCTCATGCAAGTACGCTTCTTTCATTGAAGCGATGACACTGCTTGCGTATTTTAAAGCGTTAGCGATTCCAGCGTTATGAGATGTAGTTGGACGAGCAGCAAACGGATCAATGTAGTCAACGTCTTTAATTGCATCGCCAGTAACAATGCGCCTATTACCACTGCGCTTACTCACAACCATTGTTCGGCCATCATTTAATTTGATGCCCCAGTATTGTGATTCAGTTTCTTTTACAGCGTTACCGTGTGAATTTAAAAGTTGTTCAAAATGCGGTGTTACTGCATCTGTAATTCGTTGAATTTCTTGATGGCGAGCAACCGCATCATAACCAAGTTGATCGTCAATATTAATTTTGCCTAATGCTGAATCGCTAAAGTCAGTTTCGTCGCCAGTAGTTTCTGCGTTTCGCACTTCACCAGATAATTGATCAAGTTGACCTCTGGTTTCAGGGTCAAAATTTGCGTCGTTATTGATGTATGCATCAATAGCTTCATCTAAGGTTGCGTATGCGTTTCGGCGAGGTACTTCCGGCGCGTCTGCATTCTGCATTAATCCATGAAGCGCTTCATCATTTGAAATCTTTATTGCTGAGGTCAGCCGATAAATGTCTTCCACATTAGGATCGTAACCTTTATTATCGCGAAACCAAGTTCGTATTTTTTCAACTTGTTTATTTGGACCCTTCATTGCATTTACTGCGTAATCACGAGCCAAAGATCGTGCTTCCATTTTTCGCAATGGGTTATATTCAAACGATTTTTGGAACATGTGCGGAACGCGCGTTTGAAATAACAGTCCTAGAATTGTGCTTGATAATGCATGACCTGCGTCAAAGTGTTCAATTTCACCGGGACGCTGAGCCTTATCCTTATTGACGTTTGCCACTGCCTGACCAATACTATGTAACGCTGGCGTTCCACCGCCGAACGCAAATTCAGTACCGAGAGATGTTGCAATACGGCTTTTACCATACGTGTCAAGCGTTTTGGCTAAAGCTTGACGCGGCATAACGCCTTTACCAAGTTGGTGCTTGTAATACGCCATTCCTCTTTCTGCAGTTGTTTTAACATCCTTCCACATTGCGACGGATGGCCCACCCATCATTAAAACACCAGCAGCTAATGATGCATTGCGTTGAATTTCTCCAGTTGGGTCACCAGCAGCAACTGCTGCGTTTGCTTCCTCTGGAATGCCACCTCTCCATAACGCATCGGTAGGACTCAGTATCTGACGAGTTGCTGCAGCTAACGGCTCAGGCATGAATGGAGTAGCCGCGCCAATAGCAGCTGGGGCAGCTATGCCAACGCCAGTGCCAATTGCTCCGCCAAGGGAGGCCCGACCCATTGGTGCAAGTAAAGCTTGGCCTAAAGTTCTAGCAGCATTTAATTGTGCGCCTACCAACGGCAAACTCATTGCAAGCGCAGGAAGACTTTGTCCAAGTTGATATGTAAATAATGAATTTGGATTTCTAGCCGCACGTTGCGCATCCTCATTCATAATGTCAACGGCTGACAATCCTTCATTTCGCAATGCGCCCTGTACATCTGGACCGTAAATTGCGTTTGATGTTCCAGTGTATAAACCGCCTACTACAGATCGCAAACCGCCTTTTAAACCTTCTACATAGGAACCAGCTTCTAATCGCGGATTAAAATCTGCTTGCCCCTCATCTGAAGCATTTCTGTACTCGTCAATCTGCTTGATTGTTGGGGCTATTGTTTCCTGTAACGGTCGCAAAGCGGGGATTTTATCTGCCCCAAGTTGCAATAATCCTCGCGAAACACCTGCTGGGTCAACAACATTATTTACAATGCCAAGCGCACTAGCAGCTGCCGTTATTCCTGTTTTACCTAACGCATTTCCGTCGCCAGTGTAAGGTTGATATTTATCAAGCTTTGCAATTGATGCGGTTCGATTATCAACTCGATCATATAAAAAATCAGAAACGCCTTGCTTTGTATCCTGCTTGTTGTACGTTTGACCAGTAATTAAATCGCCATGAGTTGCTAATCTTCGATCGTTACCAGAGCCGGATGGCGAAAACATTAAACCAGTTCGTTTGCCGTTTTCATTAAACACTATTGGCTTTTTAGATAACTTATCGCGCATGGTTTGAATCTGATCAAGCAGATCATCTCTGTCTTTAGGGGAAAGAAATTTTTGCGCTACACCAGAATGTATTAAGTCGTATGTTTGTTTGTTTATTACCGATGGATTACCCGCAGCAATTGCTTGCTTTAACGGAGTCACAACCTCGGCTTGGTATTGTTTTATGTTAGGTGCAATAGATTTTGGATCATCCCATTGAACCAATCCGCTACTTGTTCGTTGTGCATTATTTTGCGTAGCTGTTTTTACGGTGTCTTGATATGACTTTAATGCTTTTCCCCGCACGGACTGCAACCACTGCAATTCTGTTGGAGGGCCAAATTGTTTCTTCTTTTTCTTTGGATCTTGTACTGGCATGTAAGCAACACCTTTTATCAAACAGTAAGCTACGGAACGATAACTTCTTCCACTTGCGCACCACCATTATTGACGGCAGGGCGACCTCCACCTTGTCGCGTACCCCCTGTTGCAGGAGCAGGAGCAGGAGTAGGAACAGAGGATTGACCAAATGGCGTGTAAAACCCTCTTGGTAAAGCATTTGTAACTGCGGTAAATGCGTCTTCAACGGCTTTTTGCGCTTCTGCGTTATCTGACGTGAATGCTCTTGGGCCTTTTGCCGTAGCTTTAAGAAGAAGCGTTTGTGCATCCAAGTATTGGTTGTATGCCTTGTCAAGCACTTCTCCTTGTTGTTTTATTTTTGGATCAGTGTTTTTTTTCATCATGCTAAGTGTTTGCATGAACTCTGTTGAGGAGGTGCCCACTGTCTTTGCGTAACTTGATATAAGTGACCTTAGATTAGTTCCAGTCTCGCTAACCATTGCCATTGCACTTTTTGCAGTTTGACCAAATGCTCCTAAAGCCGCTTGCATTAAATTGTCTCTTGACACGCCTCGTGTAGCCGTCGATGTATTTAAATCATTAAATACACTAGCTGCTACTTTAACTCCATCAATATACGCATTTCTGTCTTTCTCCCAACCCTCAGGTTGTTGAAAGTTAACGCGTTGTTTTAATGCAGATAGCGTTGCTTTACTTAACTTGCCACTTGCTAATTCTGTTAATGCTACATCAACACCAAAATTATTTTTATAAAATTGCTGTGGCTCTATGCCAGATTCTCTAAGTCGTTCATTTAATGCGCGAAAGCCACCACCAGCAACCCACCGCTCAACTTGTTGTCCTTTATTCCAAGACGCTTGTAAATTGTTAAAATTAGGCATTTGCCCTAATACAAAACCGGGCATCTTACCAACAAAGTCTTTTGGAGTGTAATTGCCGCGTATTGCATCAGTCACATCCTTCAGTACTGTTTTTGCATCAGCTCCTGTAGAAGATACTCTTGCCCGTAACAGTGCTGGGTCAACTACTAAATCAGGATGAATGTCGGTGGGTAATGGAATACGGAATGTCCCCATGCCTGTTGGGTCATAATGTTTTTTATCAACTCCAAGGCCACCCCAATATTCACTTTCTTTTCCGCCAAGTAACTTATAGTTACTAAGTGCAGATGGACCATACGCTCCCTTCAATGCTATATTTGCGGTTATGTATTCACGAATTGCACCTTCTTGTTGTTCACGGGTATATGCTGGATTGCCAATAATTTTTCTAGCCTGCGCCATTGTGCCAAGCGCAGCGTCCCTTTTTGTGATTTGTCTCTCTAGTATTTCGGCTGCTTTTAAAGGTGTAGCTGCTTGAGCCTCAGTTGTCGCGCCGGGTAATGCAGCATCACTTACAGTAGCTTGATTACCTGCAAGTCTTGCCTGACTACCAGATGTCATTGCAGTATTTTTAGCAGTCGCAATAACGTCAGGTTTAGTTTCTCTAGCAACATCCCTATTGATGCCAGCGGTATCTTTATTAATTACTGCGGTCTCATTGCCAATTTTGCCGCCTTCATTAGCAATACCCATGCCTTCAATTTGTTTTTCTTGTATAGTTTTTTGTCCCGGCCACAATAGACGTTGGTTATTGCGTTCATCTTCTGTAAACTTGTCGGCGGCATTTTCACGCGTCCAAGCTCGCTGCTGATTAAACAGAGGAATTTCTTCATCGGCTCGCTTCTGTTGCATTGCCTGTGTTTGTTGACGACTTGATAGTATTTGCTGGAGAATTCCACCAAGTCCAGCATTAAACGCGTCTGGATTAAAAGCCATTTATTTATCCTCTATTATGCTAACGGGGTTCCGTCTGGTGCAGTTGGCCCCTTGAATCCACCGCCAGCTCCGGCCTTTGCAATAGCATTTGCCTCACGTTGTAATCCAAGTTGTTTATTAAACTGATTGTTGGCATATTGATTGCCCCAATAAGTCCCAAGCATGTTCATTAACTGAGCATGTTGAGCTTGAGCTGCCTGCTGTGCCTGAAGCTGTTGTGCTCCAATGTTTCCCGCCTCTTGACCAAAGTCGCTCCATGCGCCCTGCGCACCGTTGATGCCACCTTGCATCATGTTTGTACCTTGTCCGGCCATACTGTTGGCGATTCCAAATGCGTTGTTTAATCTGTCTTGTTTGCCCAATTCATATTGATTAGCAAACTGAGCACCTGCTCCTGCAATAGCCGCGTTAGTGCCAGCATTTGGATCCATTCCGGAACCAAGCCATCCACCCATTGGGTTATATAATCCGCGTTGAGACCCGATGTTTGTTGCATTAGATGTTACTGCATCACCCTGTCTTTGCAACACGGATGCCATTGGCCCAATACCTTTAAATAAATCCGTGTCAGATAATGGCTTATTAGCATTCTCAATGCTCATATCCGCCATCTTCTGAGCCTTCGGCATATAGGACTTCTGCAAGCCGCTACCCTGTTTAATCAAATCATTAAAATAGGGTATGTAACTCTTTTTAGCATTCATTGCAGCCATTTGATGCTGCATCATTGGGTTGTATTGCGCTTTTGGCTTAAACGCAGAACCTACTACGTTGGTGATTAAACCTGCTGTGATTGGGTCCATAATATCTCCAGTTTACTACACAACTACCTTATTCATTAGTGCTATCCATCCGTATGCACCAGTTGACGTAAATATTGACATCAAGTCTATACTTTCGTATTGCTTAGACAAACTAGTCAAACCTGAGTTGATCCAAAGCGTATCGGTTCCCTGAACTGCAAAACTAATTGTATTAGTACCTGCGTCAAATTTCACTACCCTTATAACTGTGCCAATGAATCCTGCTGCATTTGGCAAGGTCAATGTAATTGATGCTGTTGTTACGTCACACACCAATATGTTTGGTGAATATTCCAACGTCCTACTTGCATCGACTAATTCAATCTGAGTTGTTGATGCCTTGTAAGGAACTGACGGCATTCCAACATAATTGTTTTCTTTTAAAACAACAGACGTTTGTCCCGGACCTAACCTATTGCTGGGTACGCCTCTGCGAGGATCAATAGTTACCGGAGTTCCAAATGTAGGCATACGTTAACTCCTTGGTGTGTTACCTTCTGTCGTTAATGCATGAACACCATACAACTTCCATTTACCAATAGATGTTCCCGTTAATTTTATATCGAACGTTTGCTGGTCAGCTGTCCTACTAATGCTGCGGATAGAAATAACTTTGTCGGTATTAGCAGGAAACGTAAAGTACCCACTTGTAGCATATCCTTTTTGGCCCGTAATAAACCATTGCGTATTTAACGCTGTTGTGTCTTGATTGTCGATGTGGAAATTTAAACTGTGTAATTTATTTGCACTGTAATAAATGCCACTTTCTGCATATGATTGACCATACTTGCGCGTCTTAATTGACCACTGAATTGGCAAATTGTTTCGAGTAGATGGACTTGCGCTTGAATACGTTTGATCAACATGCTTGTCAAACTTGTATAATTTTCCCGCACGTGAACCTGCGTACAAGTCTTGCGTATCGTCAGATGTTTCTACAGCAATTGCGGATGTAAACTTTACGCCCGTGGGATTTGTCCAGTTAACCCAACCACCGCTGCGTAGGTCAATGCCTTGTTGTGCTGCACGTGGGTCAGGAGTCCCAAGGCGTGAGTCGTATACATAGATAACACTATTAGTTGTTGATGACGTATCAGCCGACGTTGGAGCCAATACAACTAATTTTCTATCGTGCACACACATCGTTATGTCGGCATATGCAGAAGCTGGTATATAACCGTAAGATCCGGTTCCATTGTTATAATCTTGACTTCGTGGATTTAAAACTCCTTCAAGTTGTTGACCTTTTGGTATCAAACTTGTTGACTTCATTTCCATTATTCCGTTAGGTGTTGTCAAGACAAGTTGACCCATAAACATGGCGTAACCTCTTTTGGCAACAAGTCCTGAACCATTTGATTGTAAAAATCCCTGATTAGCAAAGTTATGAGGACTATCTCCCGTAAGGAGATAAGTTGCACTTTCCCTCATAATAACTAACGCAGCTGACGTACTGTTGTCTCGCATCAATCCGTCACCTTGAATTGCAATCATGCCCATAACTTGTTCTTGATCAATTTGATTACTCAGTGTAAATGCAGCTCCTTTAATCGCTACCTCAGGGTCGGTTGCATCGCTGATTAACGTTGTGTATATGCCGTATTCATTACTTGTGTTTAGTAACCAACTGCAATAAATAGTATTCTTTTTTGATGCAAATAAACGCATGTTATATACGCCTATGCAATCGCATCCAGAAGGAAATTGATCTTTACCAACACGTAATCTATAACCTCGTACTCCGGGACCGTTGTCAAATAATAGATGTGTGTCTGGTACTTGGTCTACTACGGTTATGGTAGAGCCGGACATTGACGAACTAAATCCTTCCCACTTAGTACCATCAGAATATGCTGAGCCTGTGTCTAAATCTACAATGCCAATAAGCCTAGCTACATTGTCTCCAGTTAAAAGATTCTTTCTGTATACACACGCGTACTTGTAGTAATGACCACTGCTAGTCGTCGTAATACGTAAGTCAGTAGTAGCAAGTTCAATGCTGACCTTGTTTATCGCTTCCGTAATCACGACATCTGTTGAATAACCAGTTGCAGAAGTTTCAAGCCCATCTCCGCTAGGGAGATCTGGTGTAGGCGTAAATTGATTTGCCCCAAGGGTGACATTAGCTGTAAATAAAAACGCCGATGACGTCAAGCTTGCGTCGGTTGTTATGGTAAATGTTGTTGTGGTTGGCACATCTAAAATGTAATACGTTGTTCCAGTTGCAACACCGCCAGTTGTTCCAGTAAATGTTAATTTAGAACCAACACCTAATTTATGCGCTGTTGACGTAGTAATAGTCGCGTTGCCATTAGATGCAGTAAAGTTAACCGAACTCCAATATGGTGATGTTCCACTTGTAGGTAATGTATACGGCGTCCATAACGTGAATGAATATGCGTATTTTGTTTGTGGTGTCAAAGCTCCTTGCTTTGTAATTTCACCTAGGCTTAACACCCATTCATTATCGTAAATGTCCACAAGGTCTGTATCAAATTTCAAATATATTGTTGACACAGCACTACGTGTTGATGCGCTAATGGGAAACAATTCAAACGTTAGATACCCAAGCGACTTATCAAATCTGCACTGACCAGTAAATTCAGTAGTATTATCCGTCCTTATTCCAAGGCTGAACGGCGGCACAGATTGATCTAGCCTGTCGGATAAATTTGCCCTTATGCTTAATGACTGAGTAGTGCGTAAATCAAATTTTTGCGTGTAGTAATTCTGCGTTGCAATCATCGTTGCAGTAAATAAAAACGGTGTACCCGTAACAGCACTGTTTGTCGTAATTGTAAAAGTAGTTGTCGTCGGCACTGTTAGAACGTAATAACTAGTCGATGTAGCTACTCCTCCAGTTGTATTAGTAAAGTAAACAATGTCACCAACATTTAAGTTGTGAGCAGAGCTTGTAGTTATGGTTGGCTGTCCATTAACTGTCGTAAACGTCACGGGGGTGGATAAGTTTATTTTTATATATTCATTTTGTAAGTAATTAGCAAATGCATTTGTTGGGGTTGTGTTAGATACGAATACTGTATTGGACTGAGACGCACTAAACTTTAACAGGTTCTTGGAATCATCTTGAACAGATGCAATTTTTAAGGCAGAATTGACAGCATATAAAGAGACGTCGTCAACAAAAACAAATGAATCTCCGCCCCTGTCAAATGCAGCAGCAATTCTAACCTGTAGTCCAGTTAATAATTTGTCGAACTCTCTAAAATCTACTAAAATCTGAAATTTCTGCCAGTCGCTTGATGTCTGTGCGGTGGCTGCCTGTGCGCTGTAATACACCTCTGCCCCGGTAATCATGTCACTCGATGAATAAGCTGTTGTCCCAGTGTTTTTGTATCCTCGCACATATACATCCAATGTGTTGTTGCTGACAAAGTTTGTAAGGTCGTCTTGGTTGTACACATAAAATGTCAACACGTACATGCCCGCATTGTGTTGAATAGTCATTGTGTTTGCGTTTAATGCTACTGCTGACGTAAAAGCAAATGGTGTTGCACCAGTAATAACTGACGTTGCAGTAACCGTTAATTTATTTGCTGCTGGCACGGAGGTTACATAATAAAATGTACCTACAGTAGGACCACCAGTAGCGGTACTAAACTTAATTGCTTGTCCAACAACAAGATTGTGATTTACAGTTGTAGTAATTACGGTGTTTAAGGTAACTGCAAAACTCCCACCAGTGCCACCAGTTGGCGTAATTGATGCTCCTCCAGATGTAGCAGATATCTGAAAAGCACTAGTTGACAATCCAGTAGCACTAACAAAGTAAGTTGTACCAGCAGTAATATTTGTAACTGTAGATGTTTTAAACGCTATTCTGTCACCAGCTGCAAATGTATTTGCGCCGACAATAGATACATTGCCTAGTGTAACTGTAACTGTAGAGTCAGTATTCCATGCAGTAAATGTAATTGGTTGTTCGTCATAAGTGACTGTGTTTGCCCGGACGTCAATGTCTTGATACATAAAATCTTGTATGTGGTCAAACTTCATACAGAATTGACTACCTGTACCATCTCTAGTCAAAATCATGTTGTTTACATTTTTGACGTTAGGTGTTGTTCCAGTAACAGGAGCAAAGACGTTATATGTAATTCCAGAAACAACCTTTGTTCCACTGCTTACTCTTTGCAAGTCGGCAGTTGCATAGTTCCACTCTCCAAATCCGCTTGCTGTAGCAGAGGAGAAAGTGCCATTTACTATAAGGTTAGTCAACGTGTATGGCGCAGAACTAAAGCCACTCGTGTCAATAGGAGTTGTATATGATCGGCTAAGTTGATTGCCCGGCATTACATTAATAGGTGAAGCCGTAGCTTTAGGTTTATATTTCGTCATGTCGTCAAGGACAGGTATTGTTTCCGCTTCCGGTATCTGCCCATTCATCTTGACGCGAAACATATTGTTTTTGCCGTCAACCCCATAAACGTATTTACCATATTGTGTCATGCGTACGTTTTTGCTGTCTAAAAATGAAAAGTTAGATCCAGTACGACGGTCAGTCAGTTGCGTGTATGTATTGTTTAGTTGACCATAATTAACTGTGTCGTAGTAATACAGTCCATGTGTGGTTCCGTTGTAAGACGCGAACAAAAGTTTACTTTTGGTCCCTTTGTTTTTCAATGTTGTCAATTCGTAAATTGGATAACCAGTTCCGGGATTAAAGTCACCAGTAGAGGAATGCCAACACGTAGCCCAGCCGTTTCGTGGTTGTAGTGCATTTCCATAAACCATCATGTTTTGAAGGTCTTGAAAATATCCATCCTGTAATCTATTGGCAGCTGTGTATGTATCGATACCAATAAAGTTTCGATCCCCTAATTGAAATGGCTGTTGTCCCGTAGATGATTTGCGTGTAGGCATTATTCGCATCCTTTACGTACATATGTACCTGCTGCACTAGCAAAAACATTGTACACATTTTGAGTTGGCAGTTCGACTGTGTATGCTGCAGTTGATTCCTGTTGCCTTGCGTATCCACATGCGCATACTAATTGATCAGACGGCAAACGGGATAGCATATGTATCCTAAATATGGGCAGAGTGTAAGGCAAATCAGCATCAACTTGGCTGACGCACATACCGGGTGCGGTCCAACCACATGTTGTGTTGTCATCAACAATCCATGGCGGGCACTCACAAGCTTGTGGAGGTGGAGTTGCATTAGCAAGTAGTACAGCTCGACATTCCAGTAAAGCCGCTACCGAATAATTTCTACTGCGTATTACAGTAGCTGTAAGTGTTGCGTTACAGGAAATTGACGTGCGAGCAGTTGCAGATGAAGCCTGAGCATTTACATTTGCAAAACCAGAAATAGCGGATCTAGCATTGCTGTTTGACGCAACCGCAGTAATAACAGACCGCGCAGATATATTGGCAAATACTTGGCGTGATCCAGTGGCTACAATCTGTGCGCGACAGGATAGGTTTGACGATGCATTTTTACCTGACGACTTTATGCCTGTGGCAGTAATTACCGCATTACCAGAGATGTTTGCGGTGGCAAGTTTTGTTGTTACTTTGACTGCAATAGCAGTAATTGTCGCTCTGCCAGAGATAGTTGACACTGCACTTTTACTGCGTGTGCCTGTGGCAATTAAAATGGCATTGCCGGATATTACTGAACTTGCGGGACTTACAACGACAGCTGTTGCTGTAATGGCTGCGTTTCCAGACAGCGTGCTTAATGCTGACTGCGTTCCGTTTTTGTTTCCAGTAGCGGAAACTACAGCACTTCCAGACAGCGCAACAGTAGATTGTTTTTTGTTATATGCAATTACTGTGACTTGTGCTCTTGATGACAACCCGGCACTAGCAATTGATACAGCAAAGCCAGTAGCGGCTACTGCTGTATTACCAGAAATACTGGCTGCCGCATTTTTTACCTTAATCGCTAACGCCGTTATTACTGCTCTACCCTCAAGTCCAGCAGATGCTAATCTCGTACGCGCTGGTGGGTTTGCAGTAATTTGACCGCGACCTGACGACAATGCGTCAGCAAACTTTATTACTGGTGTAAAAACAACAGCAGTTGCTGTTACTGAACCATTACCACTAATTAATGAGGATGCGGGAGTAACAGTAATTGCTACCGCAGTAGTTACGGCATTAGACGAAAGAGCAGCAGCCGCAAATTTTACGTTATTCGCAGCTGCAGTAACTTGTGCTCTTGACGATAATCCAGCTGTCCCGGTAAGTGCCGTTGTAGTAAAACCATAAGGCCTACCGAGAATACCAATTCTGGCTCGCCCACCGGGAGGTGTGGCCATTTAGTCCTTAGTACAGATCGATTGTTATGCTAGTTGTATTGAAAGTAAGTACATCCGTAGCAACAACACTTACTGATGAAGATAAATCGCCATACCACAAAACATTGCCTGTGGCTGCAGTCATGTCTAGCGTCGCACTAGGATGACAGCAAACTGCAATGCCTGTAATAGACGTTGGCCCAGCGGCAGTAATGGTGTACGTAATTGTGCCAGATGATGGGGCGGTAATTTTTTGCGCTGTAGTCGCCGTGCCAGTAGCTGCAACATTAAATGCAATACTCGGACGACCTCCCGAATATCCAGTAAATTCAACAAGCCCTGTACCAGTGTCGGTCGATGGAACACCTGTTAAAATTGCCAAATACAATGTAGTGGGAATAACTGTACCTCCGGCAACAAATGTGCCCTTGGTGATTGTGCCAGTTGATTGACTCAGTGTGTTCAACACAAGTCTACTACTCCACTCTGAAAATGCTACGTTTGCTGCCATAATTCACTCCTAAGTTGGATCACTAATAGTAATAGGCGCAGCTGTAGCATCAGCAGTAATTGCCGACGTCCACGCCTGCGTCGTATCGTCTTCCTGATATACGGTCATTGTAGCAGTGTTTGCTGCCACTTTGTTTCTCAAATAACGAAGAGCAGCTCGCACCGTGCGTTGTTCTGTTGCAGTGATGGAGGTTTCGTTACCCGAACTGTCTAACTTGCGAGCTAGTATGCCATCAGCTATTTCAGCAACAGCTGTAGCTGACAACTCAGCACTTGTGATTGCATCAGTCGCAATGGCATTTGCATCAATAGCACCAGCAGTGAAAGATGAACTAGTAATGGCACCCGTTGCCGTTCCTGCGACTGTAACCTGTCCAGATGCGTTACCAGTTGGTAATCCACCAGCCGCTCCTGCGGATGCGTTTGGCAAAGCTGTAAGGCCAAGCCGAACAGAATCATCTGGATTAAATGCTACGATCTGATATTCAAGAACTACAGGAGCCATATTAGTTGCTCCCTTTATCATGAGCACTGCTTTGTCGGCAGTCTGAAATACTATGTTTGGTACATCGTATCGATATACACCGGGGAGTAATGCTGCACTAACCTCAATGAAACCACCTGACACCCAAGGATCATTAGCGTTCGTAAGTGATGCAAAACTCAATGATCCGGGAGTGCCACGTTCTACTACGTACGTTGCAGACATACCAGCAGATAAATACGTAAGTCCAGTTAATCCTGCACCAGTAGTACTAGACGAGTTCTGTATAAATACATACTCACTGCGACTAGTGTTATTTAGTTGTACTAATTGCTTAGCCACGTATTCCTCCTGTCATCCCCGGATGGACTAACATGCCGCCGCCAGTAGATGCTGTCATGTCAACTATTAACGCTTGCATTGTCCATAATTGGTTAGTCACTTCTGTCCATGCACCAGCATTAACTCTAGATGTGTACTGTACGTCAGCAGCGACTGGAAGGATAGCTTCTTTGTCGGCAGCTACAGGAAATGTAGCATACTGAACTGAACCCATATTTGTACCAGTTGATGGCCTGACTACTAATCTGTAATAACTACCAGCATTCAACGTAGCTAATGTTGTTGATGTAAATTCAAAATCAAACGCAGCTCCGTTAATTGTGTGCATTATATTTCCATCAACAGCAACACTATGTAAAACAGTTGTTCCATCGGTGTCATATAACAAAACATCAAAATTAGCAGAACCCGGAACAAAACCCAATCGCAATCCAGCAACTTTATATGTGCTGCATGTTCCAGTCGGTATACGGAAATACATTCCAAATTCATCAGGAGTTGATGTATTAGAAACGTTCACACCCGTAAACGACTGGTATGGAAACCCATATGTTTTAGTAGAAGACTTATACATAAATATTGGATGAGCTGTGTTTGCCATAGCAAATCCGGCACCAGTGACCTCATATCCATATGGGAATCGCTTATATGGATAAGCAGTATTTACGCCACGGACAATGTTTATTAAATTGGTTGTGTCCCACGTTCCAGCAACAGGATCAAAAAGTATTCCGAATATTTCGCCTTTAGTGACCGCAACGGGTGTTGTTAGAGTTGCCTCTAGAAATACACCTGTAGTAATACCTGTAGTTGCATTAAAGTCTTGATATGCAGTTCCGGCAGCCCCAGAGAATGTCGCATCTGCCCACACGGGAGGCACAGCAGGGAATCCCGTTGTTGCATCAATATACACAATGCCAAGCCTGCAGCCGTTGGCAACGTTTCCCGGTGATCCTGTTCGTCCAGATGGAATGACTCCTACTTTTGTAATAGTCATATCTTCCTCAGCTGCACAAGCCATGCCCTGAAAGTCACTTGTGCCGTTTACAGCAACGGCACTAAATGCTACAGCTGCACTTGATGGCATCAGAATGTCTGGGTATGCAAAATAAATACCTGCCATGATTAGCCTTTTACAAAATTGCCATCAGTGTTATTTGGGTCAAATGTGATCACGCGCCCAATATTAGTAGATGAGTTAAAAACAAGAGATGCTGCTAAGCGACGAACAGACTCAGATGCAGCAGATGCAAGCGTACTACCTGTGCAGTAGGCGACGTAATCTTCCTCTGATGAAAACTCTATAGATGTGTCATCACTAAAGGATACATACCATCTACCTGAATCATTTATGCCAACACTGGTAACACACAAAGAAAACATTAATTACCTCCATCAGGGTTGACTGTGACATTAGCAGTATTACTTACTGTGCCTTCCCAAGCTGCATCGGTGTCATTCTCTTTATAAACAACCATTGTTCCAGATGCAACCGAGACTTTATTTCGCATTGCCCGCAAAGCTGATCTCACTGTTCGCTCATTGAATGCATCTACGCTTGAATCAGAACTATCCAATAACCTATTAAGTAAGCCGTCTGCAATATCGATTACAGCATGGACGTGTTGTGGAAGTATGACAAATTCGTCTCCAGTACCCGGTGGTTGATGCAACGGCTCTTCTAGTGTCACTGCACCATTGGTTAGGCTGTAACTCATTATTGGGATAGATGTACCAATATGGTTACCCGTTATAAATAATAATGTTTGGTGATCTAATGATCCATTTTCATTTGTCAAGGTTGTTGAAAATGTGTAGTTTGTAGCAGTAAGTGTTGACGTTACTATGCCTTCTGTAATATAGTTTGCCTTACGTAACTGCTCCATAGTGTGGCCCATCGTATTACCAGTGCCATAAAGAGTTCTAGTGGCAAGCCACACTGCATCGGCTATAGCATCGTAGCGGTTGGCAATACTGAACTGGAATAACGGAGTCGTAACTGACTGTCCGTCAATTGTTGATCCTTCAAGGATAACCGTGTAATCAGCGCCTTCTACATAAAATGCATTCGTTGTATCGATAGATACAGAGTAAACACCTGTAAGTGAGTTGAATTGCGCAGTTGTAATACCACTAGTATTGACAGATCCAGCAGTGTTATCCTTATAGCATTTGACAGTACCAAGCGTTGTCGGAGCTATTGACGCACCATTAGATCCGGTTGTATTGAACATGTACCGGACAATCCTACCGTCGTGGAAGTCACCTATGTAAGGAATCAATTCACTAACCTCCCACCAACAAGTGGCCCACCACCAGATGAACCAGCGCTACCAGTAACATCACTAAGAAGTAAACGCATTAAATGGATCTGCCCAGAAACATCTGTCCACGAACCACTTCCAGTGCGAGATGTGTATACAAAAGTACCACTCGCTCCAGTATATGCTGTCATGCCTAGAGACGTTGGTACTACTATGCTACCCATACCTCCAATGGCGGTTGCATTGGTGGCCTTGATAGCGATCCTGTAATAAGAACCTGGAGTCAAAGCAGTAAGAGACGATTCATCAAAATAGAAGTCTCTTTGATATATAGATGTTGCTCCTCCAACAACATTACTACAAGTAAACGATACTTGCTGCAGAACTGTACTAGTGCTGTCATACAAAGTTATGTCGAATGTCCCAGCACTATCCGTCATAGCAATAAATAAACGCACGCCAACTACAGCGTAGCTAGAACCGATGCCTGTTGGCAATCTGAAGTAATTACCAATTTCATTAGGCGTTGATGCGCTACTTATTGACGCAACGTTTTGCGGATTGTGAGGTGTCCCGTACATACGTGTGGATGAAACACATGCATGCGTATAAGCTCCTGATCCATTTGACTTAGCAGTAACGCCAGCGACTTTGTTAGCAAGATATGGAAAGGCTAAGTCGTTTTCGACGCTGACGTAATAGTTATCGTTAGTGCGAAAGTTTGTACCACTGGACCACGTACCTGATAATGCCTCAGCGACAATTGCGTACAGCTGTCCGCGTGTCAAAGTAACAGATGACCCTAGCGTATGTGTAGTTGGGCCGAACAAGGGAAAGTTGGCATTTGTTCTCTCCTTGTCTACAAACCCAAGCCATGTACCAGAAGGGTGCCCATTTGATCCAACAGATTGCAGCCCTACACGGACAAAACTTCCTGTTCCACCAGAATGAACGTCAACAAAAATACTTACACCAGTAATCGTTGCAGCTTCCTCGGCCTGTCTGATAACAGCAACGTAATCACCTATTGCTTGCAATGTTGTCTGCGCAGCAGTGTTTACTGAGTTAGTTATAGGCAGCCTAGCTGGGAATACAGCATCAAGTTGAGCCATTTTTTGTCACCCAACTGTCAGTAGTAATACTCACTGCAACTGCTGATTTTTCAACTTCAGCGTTTTGATAGTAATTCAATATCAACAGGCAACGTAGAAGAAGATTGATTTCACGGAAATTTGCGTTGCAAAATTCAATGATGTCATCATCTGACCTTGCACCCATATCACCGCTTACAAACCTAAACGTGACAGATCCATCCGGCCCATATTCTATGGTTCGCAATTCTTCTGTTGCAGTAATTGCGTCCATTACTGACTAACCTTTGTCAGTGTTTTCTCTATCAATATATTGAACGCCTGAACAGTCCTCAACCCTAATGTTCCAAGTAAAAATGATAAACCAATCATTTCGTGTGGCTTATCCCAGCCAATTTGTTTAGCAACTAAAGGCGTTAAATATATTGCTGATGCAGTACCGGAAAGGACAGTGATAATGCCTTGCATTAGTGATTTAATTTTTGGCCAGTCAGTACCAATGATTGCTCCAATAAATCCTGCAAGAAGTTGATTCCAGTCGATATGCAACTTATCCATCGATGTTCCTCGTCGTTTCACTGACTTTTTTCACCTCCGGCAATGATAATGAAAACACTGGCAATGTAGTATCCTGCCTCATAAAAAAAGCAATCAACGCAGTTGCCATAGCAGGTATACCAGCACGGATACCTTCAATGCCAGAAATAAGTAGCGCCTTAGTCACCGTTCCATAATTTGCATTATCTGATATATGAAAAGATTTCCATGCAGCGTCAAACTCAGGAACAGCACTTGTTAAGAATGCGGCTAGTGAAATTAAAATTAATCGCCCGTATGCAATCTTCATTTACCTGATGCCATTACTGGTGGGTTAGCATATGGACCTCCGGGTGCACGTAGACTTGGATCTAATTGCATCCACAGATTCATTCGCGCTAAGTCATACCAATCTTTCCAAAATGATCTACCAATCAAAGACGGGTCATCAAAATTCTTTAACGCAAGCTTGCCGGCAACATACGCTGGTATTGCTTTAAGTAACACATCGTCTGGCGCAAAACTTATTGTGCCAGATACAGATGAAATTGCAGCTGGCGTAGACGCTCCGGTAATAGATAAAGTCACCGCAGGAGAAGGCGCTGGGTAAATACCGACGTTCCACTCACCAGCCCTGTACCAATGAGTAGGAATACCGGAGGTTGTAACGTAATTTAAATCATAAACGCGTAATTCTGGTTCACCGCAATGAATGAGTGCAGACCCAGACACAGACACCGTTACCGGATGCCAAACAGCAGTTGCGTAAATTGCATTTAGACGTGACGCTGTTGATCCAATACTGATAGTAGCCTGCTCATATATGCAGGTGCGACACATCTCTTTAGCTGCTTCATTGATGTAATCTGCAATAGTGTCGTCAGATGCCACTGTAGCAGTTCCACCAATGCCAGTAGCAAGCTCACCAACTACAGATGTGTTTGTTTCATTTAAAAGCTTCAATGCCTCATTGCGTAATACAGTAAATCCTAAAGCCATTAGACGGTTCTCCTTGCATACATTGCTGCATACGACTCAACTTCGCCTAAACGATTTAAGTATTCTTGTTTAAAAATTGCCATGCCGTCTTTATCGCGCATTTGCATAGCTCTCATAGATAAAACGCCGTACACAAGACAGTCGTGCGCAACAGTAGGTAGCGGACACTCAGTTGCGTCAGTATTAGTCAATGCTGCTCCAGTTGTGTCATACGCCCAGTAATCACCGGGTTGCGCATATCCCTCAACAAGTAATCCGTTTGTCACATCTGTAGACGGAACGGGATATAAGGTAATGCCATTCATACCTCTAATTACAGCTGCATCCGGCACAGATTTCGCTGGTTGATGCCTATATCTGTCAACTATTTGATCACTGTAATTAATTATCCTGCATTGCCAATATTCGGAAGATTCATCCAAAACTTTTAATACTCTAATTTTGTAAATGTCTGGCGCACAGTAATCAGATGTTCCAGCCACTAAAGATAAATACCGACGGCCAACAAGACAGTCAGTTTTTCTGGCTATCTCGTTGGCCGATTCGATGATTATGTAATCTAGGCCAAATGGATCACGGTCTGAATCAGAGCCGAAATAATGCCGACCCATCATACGAACCTTTTGTTTTATTTGACCTAGATTCATGTCAACTCCTAGAAGGAAGCCCCATCACGACCATTCTTAACGTATGCATTAAGAACAATCAGTTCAGTTGTTGACCCCGTAGTTACATAGCGTACACGATAGTACGAACGTAATGTTGGCGCAATTGATGCTTGCAACATAGCGCCAGCTGAACACTTATGGAATACAGCAGCTGCAGCATTAGCAGTTGCAACTAACGATGCTGCAGTGTAAACACCATTATAAGACGCAGCTGGCCCTAAACCAATTGTAAATGTTGTAGCCGATGGAACAGAGGTTACGGTGTAAACCTGTCCTGCTACTACAGGAGCTGCAGTAGCACCAACCGGACCAACGGTTAATGCAGTTGCACCGGGAGCGTTTACAATCAGAACATCACCAACTTGTAATCCATGGCTTGCCGTTGCGGTCAATACACCAGTAGCTGCTGCTGCGTTAAGTGTAATTGTTGACATTGTGCCAGTAACTGCACTTAACGATGCCTCAGATGCTCCAACTTGTGCCCACGTACTATTATCGGCGGAGGCCTCAACAACCATAGTGACGGTTGAAGAAGATGCCACAGCGATTTGCACGGCAGAATGTACATACATCTGATTTCGGTTATTGTGGCCCCAAAGCAACTGCCCGTTTGGAGCTGGCTGATCACCAACAGCATTGCCAATGTACTGAGTTGTGTCCGCAACTACATTGGTGTAACCACCAAGCAGCAAAGGAGCACTGAATCCAGTAGTAGACGATGCACCGACGATACCCGCAATAGTCGTTCCCACAGATGTATCATTAAAGCCGACCTTTAACGAACTTCCAGAGCCTTGACCAAAGCGAAACTGAAGTTTAGCGTCACGCATTTTATTTCTCCTTAATTGACCTTAGCGTAAATACGTCCGATTGCACGTACGTGTGGGATCCAAAGACCACAACCCCAGTCAAACAGGATGTTGTGCATGATTCCGTTTTCCTTGCTTAAGCCAAGGTATGTTGGCTTAAATGGCCCAGACTGCCATCCGGATACATAACCCTGTCCATAACGAACAGCGTAAATACCAGTTGCGGTTGCACCAGAAATACCACTGACAGTTTGCGTGTTACCAATAACTGGAGTAGTACCATCAGCTTTACGTCCAACAACTCGAATCGTAGCATTCTTGTACTTTTCAACTGGACGTTGGAAGCTGTCCTGAGTGATATCAAAACCAGCACCAATGCCCATTACACGAATAGCCATTTCAAGCTGACGTTTTGCTTGTTCAGAACAATAGAAGACAACACCATCGCCATCCGGCGTATTCATGTTGTCAAGCAATGTCTGAATATCTGCAATCATACGGTTTGCAGCACCAGAACCAGCAGTTGAAGAGGATGTTGCTAAAAGGTTTGCAAGCGAGATATCTGCAGAAGACACAATATTCATTTCCGATGGAATATCGTACTGGCTGTAGTTATCAAGGCGATACTTCAATCCGGGGAATGCATCAATACTATTACCAGCAACGTTGGATGTTGGGTCGTTGTTAATGAACTTATCATTGAAGTCATAAGCAAAGCCTTCAAGATACATCTGCACCTGCGCTTCAACAGGGTCAATGATGTTATTTGGTTGATCAAGTAGTACGTGATCAACAGTAATCTTGTTGCGGAGCAAATACATCTGCTCTTCGTACGACTTTGGCTTACCCTTTACTGCAACTGGCTCGGAGTTGATACCTGTCCAGTTTGGCGTTGGGATGCCACTGTTGACATAACGCTGTCCAACCTGACGCAACGTCGGGGAGGTAGTAAATGGAATATCTTTAATCGCATTCCACGTCTTATGCAAACTCTTGGTGATTTCCTTGACAAGTGGATCATTGGAAAGAATCGCCTGATCCGCTAATGTAAGCGCTCCGTTAAAATCGATAGCCATTGGCTTTCTCCTTAGATGGTGTTAGGGTTCCTACCAATACCCAACAGTCGAGTGATTGAACTTAAATTCATTCCGCGAGGTGGGGCTTGTTGTGGAACTAGGGGTTGTGCTGAACTTGATGTGTCAATAGGTGTTGGCACATTTCGTTGGCTGGCAACCATTGCGGTGATTTCTGGAATTAATGTCTCGGCCAAATTACTAATTTGTCCGTGAACCATTTCAGCTGCTTGCAATGGATTGATACCGCTTTGAACTAAACTTTCAACTACTGATTCAGCACGTCGAGCATATGGAAACTGTTCATATGCTTGCGCTTTTTGCTGTTGGACCATGTAATTTGACATGGTGTTGACAAGTTGCTCATTCTTTAAACGCAGGATTTCTGATTCAGCCTGTGCGTCTGCTACTTCGTGGCTAATAATATTATTATTCGCCATTCCAGCATAACGTTGTCTAATCTCGTTTTCTTGCTGCGCTGCGGCTTGTGCGGCTAAAGCTGCTTGTACGTCTTTGCCGCTTTTGTATCCGTTTTGTTCAAGCATTGATATAACGTCGGACCACTGACTGTAGTTGTCGGACGCTGCCTTTGCCTGTTTGGCTTGCTCATTAACCTCGCGAAAGCGTTCATATGGAACACTCTTGGGTTGATCGCCATTACTTAACGCATCATAAATTGTTTGTCGAACTGCATCTTCACTTGAAGGTTCTTCTTCGGTGAGCCAGCTCAGATCATCAACATCTACGGAGTCGTCGCTAGTTTGGTTGTATGTGGAATTTAACGCCTCACCCCCACTATCAGCATCGGCGACTTGCTGACTACCAAATAAAGCTGCTGACATCCCTCCAAAATCCGTTGCCGCTGCTGGTGAATCAGCGGTCCGCATCACCATCTCATCGGACATTAAATTGTACCCTCACTTTTTCCTTGTTCGCCAGTGTCTGGCTGCATCGTATTCATGACGTGTTGTTTGCCTAAATCAACCATAGCGTAATCTTCGTTTTGTTGCGCTTCCAATCCAGCCTTGGCTGTTGCCAACTGAATATCCGCTGCAAGTTTTGCTGCAATTTCGGCTTTGGCTTTTTCAATCTCAAGCATTGTTTTATGTTCTTCAGCTTGTGGATTATATTGATCCTGTTGCTGAGCTTGAGCAGCAGCTGCTTGTTGCTGCATTTCAAGTTGTTGCTGCTGAGCAGCAGCCATCTTTTGAGCCTGTATATCCAAGTGCTCTAAAATTTTTGATGTTTCCGTCATGTTTACTAATTCAACAAATAACTTATTTGTGTCTGGATCCATCGGGTCACCAAAAACACCCATTTGACGCAGGGCTGCATATTTTTGAAGTCTAGCCTCTGGTCCATCATCCATAGTAGAACCCGGTATGTAAACAATGCGGTACTTGCCTCCGTTTCGGATAGCGTCAAAACGCATTACACCTTGCTGTATTTGGTCTTTGGGAAGCATGCCTCCCTCAACGTTTCCGATAAATGGAACAATGGCAAATTGCTCAATTAATTCAACTTCCCATTCCTTAATTCTTGCATTACTTATTTCAATATCAGCCCTAATATAACTGTGTTGTGTGTTATCGGCTTTCTGTAACAATCGAACAGATTCAGCTGGTGTACCAGCTTGTGCCATGCCTTGACTCACATCGTGTAATCCAGCAATGTCAGACATGTCCTTTTCTAGAAACTGTAGTAACGGAAATAAATCCGAGCCAATTCCCGGAGCACGTTGAATTACTGGTGGATGCGCACCGCGATCATAATATATTTTTCGGTACACACGGTTCTTATCCTCAACCGTGTCGCTCTGCCTATCGTATGCATCTGCTCCCACATTACTTAAACGCTCGACCATTATGTAATCTTTTTGGCCTTCAAACTGTTCAAGTAAACGTGAGTAAATCCTGTTGTATGTTGTCTGCAGGCTGACAAGATCGTAACTTAGACTGTAACCATATGGCGTTCCTGCGCGAGGTTGCCATCGTAATGGAACAAATGGAAAGCTATCCTTTTTCTTGTATGGCCATACGCCAGCGTAAAGAAGAGCAGTACTTGTACACACAATGTATCTACCATCTGGATATTGAATTGATGGCTTTTCCCAATACTCGTAAACAACTGCAGCATTTTTATTCTTTTCTGTGTTGTTTACGTGCGTTGACGATGGCGGTATCCATCCTCCACCAGAACCTTTAGAACTATCTAGGTATGCATCTATATAACCAGCGTTATGCCCCATGTTGGCGTCAGCCCGTACGCCTTTACCAGCTTCGCCGTAACTGTCTACAAACCATGACAATGGCTTAATCATTGCATGTATTAACCACCGAACATCCTCATCTCGTTTTGCACTTGGGTCAAGGTACACGTCAAACGCTGGCAAAATCTGCTCAACAATATCTCCGACTCTCATTGTTGTATGACCAAGCACAGTCATTCCATCTAAACCCATTTGAGGAACAACTTGTTCTTTAGATGAATCCCAGAAAATCTTCAAATACGATGTGCCACATACGCAAGCCCATCTTACTCGTTCTTTAGTTTGCGTCTCGCGATGAAACTTACGGTTGTAATGCTTGACAATATAATTTGCTTCATCTGAGGCAGCTCTATCATGATCTGATTCAGATAGAGGAACTGATGATGCATCTGGACTACATTGTGTTAATTTGCCAATAACGCCGTCAATTAATGGACGAATTTTATTGATCGTCATGTAACGATTTGGCTCATTAGGATTCTGCAGGTTAATTAAATTACGGGCCTGACTACTGATGCGATACCATTGCCGTCCCTCAAAAAATGAAGTTGCCAACGCCCATTCCAGTTCCATTTCCTGTCGTGATCTTTGTGCTGATTGGAACTGATCTGAAATAAAAGCTATTACTTTCTTTGCTTCTTCGGGCTGTTTTTTTGGATCTACTTTCCAATGGTTTGGTTCATGGTCAAGCGTTAAGTCATCTTTTTTTACTAGCGCTAAATTACCAGCAGGAAAGGAACCGACAGTCGGAACTGATGATGGCTTCTTGAATGCGCTCATCTTTGGCTGCATGCCACCAGTAAGTAAATCAGTTAAATCAGCCATTAGACCCACTTCTCCTCGTTAACTAATCGTTCGATGTAAACTTTAGTCTCAAGTATTGCATATAACACCTTAACGATTACAGCTATTCCCGCTAGTTGCAGCAATCCAATAATTGTAACTAGCCAGCACATTACAACCATTCTTTTTTGTCATCCTTGCGTAACCATAATGGAACACGAGAGTTCTCTAAGGCTTCCGATGAACTAACTTCTGGACACTTAACAGGATATTCGCGCCACATCATTCCATACCTAAAACTATCTATGGCGTGATCGTTCTTAGTACCATTGTCAATTTCATCAGCGTCTTTTGTATGGCTCATTGTATCTGTTAATTGCTTTATCAAATTTGGACAACCACCTCGAACTAGCCGCAACTTAGGTCGGATCTCACCGCCAACGAATTCTGTAGCCGCTAACCATTCTTTTACTCTTGCCCAACCAGCTTTTCTGTCTTTCACTGCACGAACTGCTGGTAGTTTCTTTTCCCACCAACACTCTACTGGATATTCACCAATACGTTCCTCAACGTTTTTTGGAGGAAAAGTATTTGCCCAGTCAAATGCAATCGCCTCAATCTTTGTGTTCCACTGTCCACTTCTACGCTGTGGATTTACTGGCTGTGCTACTTTGTGTTTTTCCATGAATTCACAAACGCCTTGTGCTTGATCAGATGAAACTTTTCCTGCTTGATACCACTCACCTAACACATAAACGTTTTCCCGTTCATCACTAGCGTATAGCAAGAAACACGCGGGTGCGCCAGTCCCATAGTCGTGGCTTGCCCAAAACCTCCACCATGGTTGAACATCAACAGAATCTACAACATGCCATGGATTGCCATCAGACCCATACTCTTTAAAGTCTGGAAAGAACCTGCCTCCAACACCAACGTCATGCTGACATTCACGTAAGAACGGAATCAAACCAAAGTCATCAATCTCGCGTTGACAAACGTCAATATTTTTATGTGCCCACGTTGCTGTTCCAGCAATAATTTTCCATCCAGTACGACCATCTTCTTTTTCCACCGGCATATATTCAAGGCCATCAACCGCTGGAACAATAGGACTTTGAATTCTGTTTTGCAACATGTCTATGTCACCGCTAAGTACGCGTGACATAACAGAGTTAGAGTGGATTCTGTTTTGCACAAATACAATTGCGCAGTCATTACTTTTAGCTGGCAGAATCGTCTGAGTAATTGTCTGTATTTTCTTTTCAACTCTATTTACCGAGTCGTCTAACTCGTCAATGTCGTCTAAGATAATCATGTCAGGTCTAAGATGGTCAAGCTTAACGCCACGAGCACCAGTATCAAGACCGAAAGCAAGGACATTAAACCCATTAGCAGTACGCAATTTACTAGCATTCCAACCTTTTGAAAAACCATACTGATTGACTGCTCGTTCAATACCACAGCGTTCCATAACTCCCGCGATGTCACCGACGTGTCTGTTTGCTGCATCCTGTGTAGCACATACGTATAACAAAAACCTGCGCGTAGCTTTAACTGCAACGCGACTAGATATCAATTCCATTGTTGTTGATTTACCGCCACCGCGAAACCAACATTCAATCAACGCAGGTGGAGCGACACCCGGTTCTAGAGATTCAGCCCATTTCCACGCACGTACGTGGTGGTCACCCATTTTGCTTGACGTTGCATGGGGCGCTGCCTTCCTTAACCAATCCTCATAATTTAATTCGGATCCCGGGAGAGCCACAGCTTTACCGCTATCATAATCTCCAGTTGCAATAATAACGCCAAGCTCTTCGTTCATTGCTTCAAGTAAGGCTAATGACAATGATTTCGATGGCCTTACATGCTTCTTGAAGTTCTTTGGAGTTAACCTAGCTGCACTGTGTTGCTTGATCATCTTCTATAATTTCTGCGTCTTGAATTTCTTCTTCTTGGTACACTCGCAATAATTTAGAGAACCCATCTTTTATCGCTGACATTTCTTGCGGGTCTTTTACGTTAGCTTGCACTACTTTTAAAATCTGCATAATTAAACTATACGCCTGATCAACTTCAAGCGTATATGCTTTTGCTTGCATAATTTTTTGTTCTGCCTCGATTACTTCTGTGCGCTTTTTAATTAGGTCTACAACATCATTAGAAGCCTTGTATTCATCTATGCCATCTCTGATTTGTTTACCCAAATATTTAAATGCGTCATCAAAGCTATCGCTGCCAAGTGCATGTTTACATACGTTGTATTGATCACGTATGCTTTCGTAATGTTCTAAACTTACACCTGCCGAGGCAGCTTCGGCTCGCGTGTCCATCAATGCTGTAATGTATGCAGCATCATCTTTTAAACTAAATAGCTCAGGGTCCTCACGCAACTCGTTGATACGTGTTAATAATTTTGGTGCAACGTTGGCAAACCTACGGCGTTGCGCGGACCACAATCCCGTTTTAAACAGAGCGCTTTCTTGTGCAACTGGTAATTTTCCGCCGTGATGCTTACAGTACTTGCGCCCTTTAATTGCAATATTATTGCATAGCTTGTCATTGGCAATTTGTGCTTGGCACAATAATGACTTCCCCCCTGCAACGCCTACGCGATACCTTTCCTCTGTCATTATTTTTGCATACCTATTTCTCGCAAAGACTGTCGAGAAACATAGCCTTCTTTATTTGTTGATTTAGAATTCAATAGCCCTAAAATATTACTTGCTGTTTGCTTAGTAGCCTTTCTGGAAGCTGGCTGTACATTGTCATAAATTGCTTGATTCATTTTATGCATTGGGTGCCTGTCATCCAAGTACTTAAATGCTTGCGTAAGCATTGTATCTAGCTCACCGGGATTATTATCTAACCCCATTTTTTCAGCAGGGTTAATTGCGTGCCATCCATTTAATACATGAGGAGTAACAAAATTATTCCACATAGTATCTTTCATTGCGTTTACTGCATGTGGCCCAACAACGGATCCTAAAGTTGCGCCAGTTGCTGTACCTGCAGGTCCAAACAATGAACCAATACCTCCACCTATTGCAGCTCCGCCAAGTCGTCCGCCTGCTCTTGCTGGAATATCTGTAAGAAAATTATTTAGTTCTTCATGTGCTAAACCTGCTATGCCATTTACTTTATTGGCTAATCCCGGCTGAGCTAATGCTCTGGTATAGTTTGGGCTTCGCTGAGTTAAAAACATTAACAATTCAACTGGATCCATTATTTATTTCCCTTTACTACAAGTTTTGGGTCAATGTCCGTGACACCTTTAATTACTCCGTCCATCAGTGCCATTGTAATAGCAAGCAATGGTGTCATTCCTGCTTTACCAGCTACCTTTTTAATTCGCACTGTACTTTCACTTACTGGCAGTGCAGCCTTTGAAATTTCAACTCTTGCTGACGCTTGTTTAGCTTTACCGCCAGATAGTAATTCTGCAGCCTGTTGATCACGCCATCCTTCAGATTGCAACCAAGCCTGTGCGTTTGCACCCGGCCTTCTAGTTGCACTGTCGTATGCGGTCGTTATTGAGCCTTCCGCCGTATTAAATTTACGCATACCAATTCTGAACACCTTGATGCCAGATTCTTGTAGGAATTGAGCATCTTTAAACAATTCTGGATTAGCCATCATACGGCGTAATACAGTTCTAAATTCAGGTCCATCAATTTGCAATGTACGTTCAGGTGTTACAAGCTGTCCATCTTTACGCACTTCAGGGATAACTAAACCAACAATACGATGTGCCTCCTGACGACGAACTGGTTCGTATTTATTTGGCACTCGGAAATCAGCAAATGCAGCTACAAAATCTCGTTCTGCCTGCGTAAGGTTTGCAGCATTGACAGGTGTAAAGCCTCTCTTTAATTGTGCTGCCACTCTAGCTCCAAGGTTTGGAGTATATCTACCAGCTGGTTCTGGTTCGACAGCTGGGCGCGTCGGCTTATACGCAAACCATGTAGCAACCGGAGATTTAGCCCACGATGAATTGTCAAATACTTTTGTCAATGCTTCCGTTTCATCATCAGATATATTCCCTTCAAGTTTTAGCAATTTATCAAATGATGGATCTTTAGAGGTCTTGTTGCGATTATAGTTACGTCTTAGTCTTTCTAATTCATGTGAATCTCTGGATTTTAAGTCAACCAATGCTGCAACTTTAGCTTTAGCAGTTTGCGGCACGTGATCGGAAAAAATGCCGTCAAGTAATGCTCCGACCTTGGCTTTATTTGGCCCGGTAATTTTTGACGGATCCATTCCCATAAAGTCATCAATTGTTAATCCTCCAGTAGGAGTATGGTATTTACTCCAGCCAGCTAATTTTCTGTACTTATCTGGATGTTGTTGTTTTAACTGAGTTAAAAATTCGTGTGCATCTTGAGCCGTCCCTCCAAACCTATTACCATATACACCTGCCGATTTATATTCAGCATTAATGCGACCTAAATCACTTTTTAGCTTAGGGCCATTACTGACTTTAATTTGCGCTTCAATTTGTTTCACTGCCGTTTGTGCTGCTTTTGCAGCTTCTATGTTTTCAGGTGTAGGGTTAGTTTTGGCCTCAGATCGAGCAGTGGTTAATTTTGCTTGCGCTAATTTTAATCCTGCTTCTAAAGTTGCGTGTGATCGCAATTGCGTATCTAAATTGTTTCTTGCTGCAGCTACCGCATTTGTTTCAATTTTTGTTGGTGATACGGTTGTCTGTGTTGGATAAAGTTTACGAGACCACGCCTGAGTAAACGATGCTAACTCTCCAGCTCCGAACATTGGATAACGATCTGCCTGTTTTGCTGATGGCGCAACGTATGTAGAACCTTCAAACTTTACTGGCGGATTAGGCACTGGCGTCATAGTAATACGCCCCGGAATCTTTAACGCGTTGCCACCAGCATCAACAGTTGTTGGTGCATCACGCCTAATATTCCATCCCATATTTAATGCTACATAAACATTAGACAATCCAAGTATGTCACTGTAAGCACGTTGCGTTGCTGCATTTTTTTGAGCTGGCGACATCTGTGCATATTCAGGATGAACGCCCATTAACCGTTGAATATTTTGATCAAATTCCTCCATTTTATATTTTGGTGGACGGTTTACTAATGGGCCGTTAGGTATATCTTTTGGCTGTACTGTAGCTCCATTTGGATATCGTGATTCGGCACTGGTTGCTGCATCTACAATATTGGAGTTATCAAAATTAACGCTGTACGGGAATCGTTGATTTTTAGCCATTCTGTTAATGACTGACATAACGTCAACAGCATGCCTGACATCACGTTGGGCTTTTGGTGTCAACTGGCCAACTTGATCTTCCCACCAAGCTGGCATAGGTCTGTCAAATCGTACTTGCCCTCTATTTGGAATTGTTAATTCGGCCCAGTTACTAGGCTGTGTTGTTGTTGCTCCGGGCAATGCTGGTAAAACAATACTATTATTTTTGAATGCGGATTCGATTTTAGTTCGGTCACGCGCAGACATTGCGTCTAATTGACGCTTTGGAATATCTTGCAGTAATACTCCAGAATTTGCTTTTACGTGATCTGGTAGATAACGCCATACGTCATTGTAAAAACGAGCAACCGAATACTTTACTGGTTTGTCATCAGTGTATTTTTTAAATGTCGTTTTTAAATTAATTGGAGATTCATCAATTGCTACTTGCCACATCTTCTTGACAAAGGCATCAAGATTTGCAGCCTGCAATTTTCCATTTGGACCAAAACCACCACGAACAATTGCGGCTCGCTTTATTGGTAATAACTTTGCCTGCTCCTTGGCGTCTACTATTGCAGCGCTGTCAGCCTGCCTGTTCATAATTGCATTAAATTTTACAAATGAACCTACATCTTTAAAGGAATCACGAGCTGGTTTCGTGTAACGCTTTGCTGTTTCGCCAAGAGTCCAGTCTCCAGATTCTGCAAACGTAAGTTTGTCTGGGCGTTTAAATCCTGTCCCCAAACTTTCAACGCGTTTAATTAAATCGTAGAGTGGAGTTCCCTTAGCGCTCTGCGACATCTTCTGAATCAATTTGTCATATGATTCATTAGCCTCAAAAGCAGTTGCGTCATCCGTAAGAAGCGTCTTGATATTTGTCAGTAAATTAAAATCTGCTTGATTTAAATCAAACTTTTTGAGATCCGCTTCTGTCATTCTGGATGCGGCTGTTTCAAATTCTTTTCCAAATTTACTGAATACAGATTGCTGAGTACGCCCCAAAGCCTCAGTTAATTTTGCTTTAGATGCCGTTAATTTAGCGCGTTCATCGTCAGTTAATTCGCCTGTAAGTTTTTTATCTACTTCTGCAATTTGCGCATTAATAGATCTTGTATTACGCAACGCTTTCATAACCGCAGCCAAGTCATCTTGTGCTTGCTTGCGATCTTTGTATTGCTGTTCAATTATTTTATATTGACGCTCTGGTTCTAGCTGTGTCCTTAATGGTTGCGCCTGTTGGTTAAGTGCAGCAATTTGAGTGTCAAGTGATTTAACTGCATCACTATCAACGGCTTGCCCGTTTTGCAAAGCCGTTTTTCTTGCCTTGGCAAGGTCTTCAATTTTTGCTTCAATAGGATCTAATTTTTGATGTACTCCGTAGAAAAACTGGCTGTTTGTTATATAACTATTTCCATCTTTAAATGAAGATTCATGTGGAGCAGATGCAGCACCAGCAATATGAATTCGCTGGCGTGCAAACACAGTTTTCTTAGTACCGTTAATTTTATATTCAACAACTTCAAATGATGGCACACCCGTATCTTTGTGCACTTTCATTAAAATGGATAAATGCGGATTAGGTACTTTAATCCTCCCCTGCACTGTATCCATTCCTAAATGTGGGCGTGGTTTGTGCGGATAGTCATAATCAGCTGTCCAACGGCCACTTTGAAAATCTAATGAATCCTCAAATGTCGGATAGGCAATACGTGTTACTGCACCAATCGCACCTTTCTTTACGCTTGGCAACGGGTCAAATCCCGGAGGTAACGTACCTTCTTGATACGCTTTTTGAACCCAGTTGTACGCAGCTTCTTTAGCTTGCGGTGTTGCCTTTTTCCAATTATTTAATGTTGCAATATGTTTATTTGTGTCGGCAGTTTCCTTTACTTTGACCGCTTTCTGTTCTTCATAATCTTTCTGGGTCATTGGACCGCCAGCCGAAAATGGAACGTCTGGATTATGATGTTCATGTAGTTGTAATGCTAAACGCTGTTGCGCGTCTTTGTTACTTTCTACTGCCTGTGCGGTCTTAGTCGCTGTGTCTGTTAGTTTTTCAAGATGTTCATTTACAGTGCGACCATCATCAAATCCTTTAACATATTGTTCTTTACCCTCTGGTGATAAAGCCGTAAATGTGTCAAGTGCTTGCTGTGCACTTTTTGCCTCAGATTGCAAACCTGTTAATCGCGTGTGTGCTGTACCAATGTCAGCTAGTAACTTGTCTCTCTTTGTTTCATTTACACGATCCCATTCTGTTGGTGAACCAACATTTCGTTTATTTCTAGGGTCGTACGCTGGAAACAATGCATATCCAGCATCAAGCCCACTTGTAGTTCTTGGCGATTCTTTACGGGCCTCAATATTGGTAATTGCATCTGCAGGGAACTGAATTGCGTTTAAAGCTCTTTGCTTACTCTCTGGGGACGCATTGTCATTAGATGCGTTATATACCCATGAAGACAGAGCAGTATGAGCGCTTTGTAAATACCGTTTACCTTCAGCTGTTAGTTGTTTATCGGGTCCAATAAATTCAGCCTGATTTGATTTTGGTATAAGGTATTTTGCGTTCTCGTTCAGTAACGTCCAAACGTCATTATCAATAGTACTTCGGTTTGCACCTTGTGGTGCGGCATTAGAACGTGCTCCGACAGAATCAGACAACTGTTTTTGTTTCTGGCTTAATTCAACATCTTCATCTTCGGTTAAACCAGTAGTAGTTAATTGCTTTGCATTTAATTCAGCAATGCGTGTTTTTAAACCTTGCTCGTCTTGCGTTAAAGTTAAATCACCGCCTAGTGCTGCACGTGCTTTTTCGACTTCGCTTACTGGTTTTGGTTTATGTTTTGTAACTAATTCCTGCAGTGGAATTCCAAGTTGTGCAGTGACAAATTCTCCTTGCGCTTTTTGTTTTGCATCAATTGATTTAAGCGCAGCTCGCTCTGTCGGACTAGCTGTATTTTTACCAGATCGTTTTGTTTGATCGTTTCTGACAATGGCATCAGCACCTAATAACGCAGTTCCAATTGCCCTCATAACGCGAGGTCCAGCTGCGGGATCTTGTAAACGTTTTAATAATGCTGTAGTAAATTCGTACGCATTACCATCAATGTTCATCCCAATCTCACCCTCAATTTTGCCTTTAAATGAGGGATCTGCTTGCGCATCTCTATACACGCGATTTGCTGCTAACCGTATTCGTTTTTCAAAATCAATTGGTGATATTTGGATTTGACTTGCAGTTGAAACAGTTTTTAACGACTTGTCCAGCATGGCAATCTGGGCTTTTATTTCGTTTCTACGTGCTTCGTATTTTGGTTCAAAGCCACTTTTAGGTTCAAGCTCATTTAATTTTGTCAGTTGCTCATTTAATGAAGACAGCTGCTCTTTGGTCTGCGCAATGCTCTGTGCTGATTTAACCAAGTATCCAAACTGCGCACGATACGGAGTATTTTGTGCAGCATGCTCAAACATTAATGCTGTCTGGAACACAGTTTGTGGACCCATTGATATATCCGTAGCGGGACGGTACATATCAAAATGCCCAGATTTATAAGACCCGATAGGGTCTTTCATTTCATATGATCCTTCACCCTTAGTCGTTAAAGCAAAAGGATGATAAATCGCAATTGATTGTTTTTTACCTTTACCAACATTGCCACCAGTAGCTGTCTCTGTTAATGATGTAGCAATATCACTGATATGTAAAAGCCTTGAATTAAAAGCAGCTTTTTGATCTGGTGTAAAATGCTTGCTGTTCTTAACCCAGCTTGCACCAGTCATTACCTTTTTTGCTAATGTGTTATTGCTATTGTCTTGTTCAACAGATTCGTTGGCATTGGTTACAGCACCCACGCGTCCTTCCATTGCCATCAGTGCTTCACCAGACATACCATCCATGCCTGTGCCCATAACAAACTGATCGCGCTCAGCCGTTGTGTTAAAGCCCATCTTTGCTGCTAGTGTTCTTGTTTGATCGTCAGTAAGGGACAATCCACTGAACAATGCGCCAACCATATTTGCGCGTGAATCAAACTGACCCCACGTTCGATCATCTAATCCAGATTTGCCAAGTCGTGAAGCTGTTTCCTGATCTGATACATTGGCAAAAGGTGTATGACCTCTTGTTACGCGTTGTTCAGCTAATGTGTCAGCGTCATCACTTCCAGTGTATATGCGCATAAAGTCAGGTGATGAATAACGTGCCATCCCTTGCAATCCACCTGTAGGATTAGCCTTGTATTCTTGATGTGTTTTTGCAAATGCAGCAGGATCGTCTATTCCACTAGGTTTTATGCGTGGCTCTATAAATTGTTTTACATTCCATTTATGTGCAGCTTGCGCAATATCTTCATCTGTTAATGTATTGTTTGCAGCCTTAGCAACAAGGTCTTTGCCAAGTTCTGTTTTGTCAAAATCGTATGCCTCTACGTATTCACGAGTTAAAGCAGCAACTCGTGACATCGGTGTATTATCACCGTCACCACTACCCATTATATGTTCAAGGATATTTTTAGTTTCGGTTATACCTGTTCGTTCTGGAGTTGCCTGCTTGCTAATATCTGCCAATACTGACTGACCAATGTATTTCGCAAGAGCGCCAGTTAAATTTTTAACTCCAGTTTCCCTAGCTTTTTTACGTATCTCGTACTGTGATTCACCCTGTGGATTATTGGGATCCATTGCCTGACGCAATGATTGAAGTTCAGACCTATAATCACCAAGCTTTGACCCAGTGGCTTTCCAATATAAAGGATCAGTTTTAGGTTTTAATGCAGATGCTCTAATAGCGTGATGTACAGCACTATTGAATAAAGCCTGTCCATCTGGAACACCATGCGCTCTAGAAACGTGTTCAATTGCATCATGTACAACGCCATGCGTAGGATCCATTGGGTCAAACGATTGCGCTTTACCTAGCAATCTATGAAATGGATTGGATTCTTTTTCCTCGTCGGGCAAAGAACTGTAATAACGTTTTGTTGCTTCAGTGTAGCTTAATGGACCTTGGCCAGACGTCCCTGCAACTAATGAATTAAATTTTCCAATAGATGATGTTAAACCAGACCCACCAGCTTTCCAATCTTCCAAAGTCATTGGCGCTTCAATGACTGGCGCCTTTTCTTTTGGCTGCATTCGAACATCTAACGGTCGGTCTCCGGGTAACCCAACTGCAATGCTTACTGGGTCTGCTGGTACACCGCTTGGTGGTTGTGGATTACGTGCTGGCTCGGCTTTTTTTGCACCAAAACTTAAAGTTTTTTTAGGTGGAGTAGAAGGAGTAGGGGATGGCGTCCCTGTAGATTCATCAGTTTGCGGTGTAACTGCACCTGCATTTGACCCTGCTAATAATGAAGCTAAAAAAGATGACATTCCCCTAGACCCTTATCTTCCGCGATATGCTTTTGTTGCAGCCATGTGTTGTTTCTTTGATGGACGAGATACTAATCCGTTTTTGCCTTGATGTTCTAAAGCTTCCGCTCGTTGAATCTTAGCCATAGATGGCGCACCTTTCAGGTTATGCTCCTTCATTTCCTTGGCTGGAAGCGATTTTGCAGTTACGCCCTTGTGGCCTTCTTTACGTTCCACATTTAACAAGTCGCGCATAGACAACCTATTAATATGCTTGTTCATTCGTCCCATCATAGTTACATCATTCCCATTGGTGGCATACCACCACCCATTGGAGGCATACCGCCACCGCCCATTGGTGGCATTGGTGGAGCTTTCTGCACAACCCTTTTGCGTGGCGCAGGTTTCTTACTAGCTTTCTTTTTCGGTGCGGCTTTTCCACCGCCCATCATTCCTAGCATTGCTGCCATAGACTTTCCAGTTGGCTTCCTCATAACAGTTCTCCTATTTGCAATTCCAAGCGCGAAGGGATTTATTTATCCTGCTATTTGGATCATTTGCAGTTTCCGATGATGTGCGCTTTTTTTTCATACCAGACATACGTGCGCAAAAAGACGCTCTTCTACCTGCGTCTTTTTTTGTTTTCGGATTTGGAGCTGGAGGTTTTAAATTTGATCCTGTCGTTGCATTGTAATGCGCACGACCTGCTGCATTTAAACCCCCAGACGGATTCTGGTATTTCTTTATTACGCCCATGGTTTCACCTTGATACATCATACTATAAACAAGTATTCAATAACATTACTTACGGTACAATGTAATTATGGTACATCTGTCTAATAGAGAGCGCGACGTGCTTCTGCGCATAGGAAAGCATATGAAGTCCAAGGATATTGCACTTGAACTAAACATAAGCCCTCGAACTGTACACGCTTGCCTCGAAAACATCTATTTTAAACTACGTGTTTCCGGGTACGGTGCAAGATCAAGGGCTTATGCAGAAGCAGTTAAGTTAAACCTTATTGATTAATCTGCAAATGGATCGTCAATATCATCTACTTTAAGTTGTCCAGCTGGACGTGGGTTTGGTGCTGATTCTTGCTCTTTGCGTGAATCAAGCAACGTCCAGTTATCAATAAGGACTTTTACTGATTGCTTTTTTACGCCATCTTTATCGGTGTAATTATCTAGTTGAATCTTTCCGGTAATAGCAACTAATCGCCCTTTAGTTGCATACGTAGCCAACGCATCACCAGTTTGACCAAATGCTGTACAGCTAAAGAAATCAGTTTCCTTCTCTCGGCCTTTGCGATCCACAGCAATACGAATACTACAAACAGACTTTCCATTAGGCGTATTTCGTGTCTCCGGATCTGCAACAAGCCTTCCAATTAATGTAACATGATTAAGCACTACGGTTCCTCCAAGGTGCATTATACCGTAGGTAATAGGCAGGAGTGCAAAATGGATCTCAAGCAAATGGCATCGCCGGGAATTAAAAAGGGAATGAAGTCTGGTATGAAGCAAGGTCTTTATAAAGGTAAAGACCGTACGCCTAAAGAAGATGTTTGTCCTGATTGCGGAAAACCAGTTAGTAAGTGTACGTGTTAAACAAATAAAGAGGAAGCTTGCACTTCCTCTTTACCATTTGGTTGTTGTTGTCCCTGTTTGATATGGTGTCAGGGTGCTTTATTATAGCTGCTTTTGCCTAGCAAGTCGTGCGTTTTCGCACTCAGGGCATGAACATTTTTCCGTTAATCGTACTGGCTTTAACGATATACCAAGTGTTGATACGACTTTTTCACACATATTCGTATCAGATGTTAACTCATAAACAAGATACCAAATTGCTTTTAATAGATCTTGTTCAGTAGAGTTGTTTTCCTTACGCCCTCTGCGTTGAATATACTTAAGCACATTAAATAATGGGCCAGATAAATTCCAATCCTTAGCAATATCTACCGTTTGGTATCTATTTCTGTAATGATCAAAGCGCATCAATAATCACCAGTACTTCCAAATCCACCATCTTTACGAACTGACGGTATGTCAAACAATACGTCATCTGCTACAGGGACAATTTCTGGTAATGCAACAGGAGCAATGACAAGCTGCGCAATGGCCATCCCTCGAAGAATGACTCTGTTTTCGCTACTACCGTTGTAAAGTAAGACAAGTAACTCCCCTTGATAGTCTCTGTCTATCGTTCCGGGGCAATTCTGCACCCACACGGATTGCTTGTAGGCCATGCCTGACCTAGATCTAATTTGCGCCTCATGGCCTTCAGGAATTTTTACTTTCCATCCAGTTGAAATAAGAGCATTTGTACCCGGTTTAATTGTAATAGGCTTAGTGTTATAAGCTTTTAAATCAACGCCAGATGACAAGGGCGTCTTTCTGACAGGCAAGAAGGTGCGATAGTCATCTTCTGGTTTACCGCACCATTCAAGCTCCAATTTCATGACAGTGAATCCAACGCCATCTTTGCGAACGTAATAACAAATTTACTTGGCACTTTAACATCTGTGTTTTCGGTAGATCTGCACAGCCATTTTGCAACAGCAACTACATTTCCACTAATAATTTCAGCGTCATTCATGGAAACCGTAAACAAGATGTTGTTGCCATCTGTAAAATCCAACGTTTGATCTACGGAAATATTGCATCCGACTCCGGGTTTAATTAGGTTCATGCCTATTAGTATACCGTAAGTAATATTCTTCTATTGCACGTTGTTGAAATTCTATGAAAAACCGACACGGAACCTTGGCTCCATGCACCATTTTTAAATAGATTACAGTACACGCAGTCCCAATGTCTGGACTACTGTACTTGTGCCCGTGTAGCGTGATTGTGAAGGCTCCTGACGGCAATTCTTCCACTCTAATGTCGGAATCAATCCCTGCATCAATCAGTAATGTCATCTGTTGACTCCATGTGGTACTTCTTAAATGCTCCAGTGGTAATCGGTAGTACTTCTGTTAGTACATTCCAGCAATCTGTAGCAATTTCACGATGTTCTACTTGCGTATGTGGCGTCATGCGTACTCGACAGTAGTGCATCCAGTCTCGCACTGTGCCTTTCATGTATAAGCGAGTGCCAACACACATAGGCAATATCAATCTGGCAGACTCTAAAGCAACTCCGCTGTCTACTAAATCTTGATATGCGCGTATTGAATACAGGACAGGAGCAAGTGCCTTGTTGTCCATGGTGTATTGCATTTCATGATCCATATACGGCAAACTTCCTTGCCTGTTAGATGAACCACGTTGGCGCATTTTAGGTAAATCCATTTCAATTTTAGATGGATCGGCGTAACGCTGGCTGAATTCTTGAAAGTGAAAACTTCTGTGGCGTAGGATCTGCGCTGATACAGCTCTAGAAGTATAGATTTCCATGACTACATCAACCATTTCAAACACAGACCAATGACCATGTTTCATGCAATATGTCAGTAGTCGTTCATATTCTGGATTATCTTGACGATCGGATGACACACGTGCAACGTGAATCATAAATTGTTCTGCGTCAGGCTGAATATACTTAAGTGTGGCTGCCATTTTTCCTCCATGCCTCAGACGGGATTCGAACCCGTACGTCTTGCGACAACGGATTTTAAGTCCGTCGTGTCTACCATTTCACCACCGAGGCTGATGCAGAATTATACCGTAAGTAAGTATGGTATTATGTGTTCACAACGCGATGAAAACTTAAAAGTCCGCCCATCATGCCTAGAGAATTTTAAGTCGAGCGAAGTAAAAAGCCCCTTCACAGAGGGGCTTTTTTATTGTTCCAAGCGTCTTGTTTATTTCCGCCCATATACCAGACGGCATGTCCATCACGGACCAATTGTTCATTGAGTGTACAAGGCGACTTGTCGGTGCGTACGCGGACCAACCTGCGTCCATACTTATCTGCCTTGACTTCTACTTGGATTGAGAACTTTTCGAGTCTATTTGCGGCGTCGTCAAACCAGAATTTAGCTTCAAGGATGCATTTCTTGCCTTCTGCTGTATCCTTTTCTGGCGTATCAAGACCATGCAACCTACAGTGCTGATCCAGCAGCCATACACCAAAACCAAGGTCGATATCACAAACGAAAGTATCTCCATCGACAACTCTTTTAAATTTAATTCCGTATTCGTACATTATTTACTACCGGGTTTTACGTTTACTACACCCAAAGCTTTTGATGTAGGGCCTTGTATGCGTCCATAATTTGTGCGTTTGTTCCATTCGTCAACCGCTGCATTTTCTTGTTTTGGTGGTAGCCCTGCACCCTTTTGAGCTGCAGCAACAACTCCAATTGCACCTACACCTTTAGCAAGTGGACTAGCCAGAACACCTGTACCTGCTGCTGTTTTTGCAGCAGTTTCAACGACTGATGGTTTAGGTGCTGCCTTGGATTGAATCTGTGCTGCTTTACCTTTATCGGACTGTGGTAATTTTAACGAGTCAGTTACTTGATTACTCCGCACTAAATTTTTTTGAAGAGTTTCTGAGTCTAATTTAAATTTTCGTAGTGGATTTATCTCTTCATAATATGCATCTGTGCGCGGTACGTTGAGATAGTCTCTTTTATAAAAACCTTTATACGGCCTGTTTGGTGAATCATATAATGTACCAATGTCATTAAGACGATTCACAGTAATTGATGCCCTGTTGTTTGCTAGACGTGTAAGGTATTTACCTTGTCCGGGTGCAGCATCTCCTGTGCGTTGATTAATCTTAGTTGGCGGTGGCGATATTGGATAAGTATCCTTTTGTTTTTTGGGCGTCTGTGGCATGGTGAATCTCCTTACCTATTATAACAAAAAGACCAGCGGGGCTGGCTGGTCTTTCTTTGTATGCAGAGTATGAATTTGACGGGCGGAGGAGGAGGTCTCTGCCTTTCAAAAGCTCACCTCTCGGTGGCTGAAGGTATGTTACGGCATATCTGTAACATGTCAAGTATTTTTCTGTGCGTATCACGATCCTCAATACGCTGTATTCCTTTAGCCCATTGCTCACCACGTACAATGCGACCAACCTGTTGCTGTCGTACACCATAACGTGACGCTATAGCTAACTGCGTCCAACCACAAGCATGTAGCCTCTTGATTTGAATCGCCTGATCAACGTTCAGCTTACAACGCTTATTCATAACGCCTCACCCCGTGGCAGAAAGAGTATGAAAGGTCCACAGGGTGCGACGCTATCCCCAGTGCGTTTACATACATGGGGGACTCCTACTGCTGGGATCGAACCAGCGACCATCCGGTTAACAGCCGGACGCTCTACCGCTGAGCTAAGTAGGAACATACCGTAAGTATACCAGATTATATGGATGTTATAGGAGGTTGGAGAGTGTCTTCTCCGTAAGGAGAAATAGTAAAAATAGGATGATGAGAATATAGCTGTCGGAGTCCCTCTGCTCCCCTCTGACCTACCCCACCCCCTTGCCTATGCCCCCTTGCCCTGCCCCTGCTTATCCACCCGACTGCTCCGCTAAATCCTGCTCCCGTATATATACGTATTCACCGCCCGCTGGGTGGTGTGATACGTGGCACGAAACCGGATGTAAACAACCGATACACAATATCGGATGGTATGCATACCGGATATCGTAGCAGATAGGTTTTACACAATGGCAAAAACAACAACAACCGATGCAACAGCAGAGGTAACAACAACCGATGCAACAACAACCGATGCAACAGCAGAGGTAACAGCAGAGGTAACAACAACCGATGCAACAGCAGAGGTAACAGCAGAGGTAACAGCAGAGGTAACAGCAGAGGTAACAACAACCGATGCAACAACCGATGCAACAACCGATGCAACAACCGATGCAACAGCAGAGGTCAAACCCGTACACTTTCGCGTAGGCTTGACGGATGTATTGATGCGTTGCGGATGCAACAGCATTACCGCCCGCACGGTAGCATCTAACGTATACAATAAAACCCGTAGCATAACAGATACGGAACAGCGCATTACGCGTGTATCTGCGCTCGTTGCGAAGTATACGCTACGCTATGACCCGGTAGCAGTCGGACAGGCTATATCTAAGCTCATTCTAGATATGGCAATAGTGGAGAAGCAAGAGCGGTCGTTCACGAAGGTGGACGAGCAAGCGGCTTCCATCAGAGATGCGGTCCTCGACCTCATCGAAGGCTAAGTCTATCCCACCTACCTCGCACACGATGCGGGGTGGGTGGGATATTTTTCAAAAAAAATCAAAAGCCGTTGTCATTGAGTTCGTATTCACTCCCCTTAGAGATTCGAGTAATCGTGTCTCTATGGGTAGTCAGTACCCAATCAAACAAAAAAGGGAGTCAATCATGACACCAGAACAGATTAACCGCCAGAGTAAGTATGTCCAAGAGCATTTCATGCAGTTGCTTGACGAGCGTGACAACGCAGCCAATCGCGCTGCGTTCTATCAAGCAGAAACGAAGAAGCTCAGTGGGACTGTCGTATTCATGTTCGCCATCATTGGCGTCATGGGTATGGGATTACTGATGATGAACAATGTCATCAGCAATCAGCGTGTGGAGATGAGTCGCATGGCGAGTGAAGCCTACGACAACGCAGTTGCTAACAACGAGGCCCTCAAGGGTAACTAGTTAGCACAAGGGGGAGGCGCAAGCCTCCTCTATTTTTACAAATGATAACAATCATGTTGTCATTGAGGATAAACAATGAGTCTATACATCAATTACGATCCGCACTGCCCTCTTACCCATGAAGGTGAGCAGGAAGTAACCGTAAAAGTGCTTTCCGCACTCAGTGATCTGAGTGAGAAGCGGTCTTACTTCATTAAGACGCTAAACGGCGTTGAGTTTGAAGACGAGCACAAGGATAGCCGTGCTCGCAAGTGTTTCCGGGCAGCAACATACTGCTGGGAGCATGCATTTTTCGAAGAAGCCCTCAAGTGGTATTTGGAAGGCCATAAAGAGTTTTGCGGTGACAGCGAGTGTGTACTCCAGATGGATGGATGCGACGTAGCCATTGAGTGGACAGCACAATCCAGAGAATTTACTGTTTACGTTGAAACATGGTTCAACACCATGTATGGCAGTAAGAAGATGATGTACAGAGTCGGATATGTCATGATGTGCCATGCACATGACTTATCTGATGAGATGTTAGAGAAGCGCCAGCTATGCTGGGATCACATGATTGCCGAGAGAAAGGCAGTCAAAGCACAGAACGAGGCCGAGATGGCCGACTTCTTCAAGTACGACAACGAATAAATCAAGGGAGGCTACGGCCTCCCTTTTTTTGTGTTAAGTGAGGGACAATAATGTTCCCTTTGAGGAGAGTTTCATGAACATGAAAACAGCAGAGGTCTCTATTGCCTATTTGGCAACAGTAGTTGACGTCGATGATTGGAATGAACGGACAACAACGCTCATCGCAGTCGGCTGCGATAAAGACGCCGTTGAGACGGCTTTCTACAATGCACTGCCATCTCACATTGAGGGATGGGACAAACGCTACAACGAGTGGAATCAGGAGGACTACGACAACGTTCTCCGGATATACCCTACACTCCATGAGTGTAAGTGGCTGAACGTCCACAAAACAACGCGCAAGTACATCAATGTACTCGGCAATGAAACAGAGGTTCATCGTTACACGATAGATCGCATGTACGATTACGAACCCACTGAGGAAGAGTGGGAAGCAGCCAAGCTCACCCAAGACCAAAAGAAAGAATTGTACAAGCTCTTTGGTGGGACTTGGGAGCCAAACAGATCGACGTCAAAGCATTACTACTTTGAAGAAGTAATGCTCGTTCCAACGAGGCAACTATAATCAAGGGAGGCTCAGGCCTCCCTTTTTTTATGTTAAGTGGGAGGCAATAATGTCTCCCTTGAGGAGAAATATGTCAAACATATTAAAATGCTTGAACAAAAAGTTTCAACTGGCTCTGTACAAGCACACAGAGAAGCTGATGGCTCGCGCTTACGTTCGTCAATGCGAACGTTTAGCTGATGGCGATGAGATTAAGTTGAAGGATTATATGATGCCGCCAACGCATCCAATCTGTTTATTCGCATCCATTGAAAAAGAAACAGAAAATGGCGACGTTGAGTTAGGCGAATTTGTTTCAATTCGCAATGAATTCGACGAAGAATGGGTTCTGACCTTTGATGATTATGGTCACGCTAATGAGATGGCAGAACAGTATCTCAAAATAAGCGGACATAAGGCAGAAGCCAGACGTACATCGAGTGCGTCTGTGTTTACGCAAGAAGCACCGATCATGGGTGCATCGTGCTGTAAGACAGATGGCACAGTCATTGAGACGCCATCAAGCGTGTACAAGACGCTAATACACGCAATGATCATTAAACAAAAGCTTCAAATAGCTCGTACCAACGAACTTAAAAAGCGTAGCGAGTAGGGCATACTGGGGAGGTTCGAGTCCTCCCCCTCGCATTGGCTTTTAGGGTGTGCCATAAACACCACTAACTCAAGGAGGCAATCATGCCTGTTAAGAAAACAACAGCGTTACATGGGACATACACCATGCAATGCAACTTCAAAGGAGATGGTATTCCATCTCAAATCGACTGGGAGCAAACATTTGTTTGCCTGAATCATAAAGTCATTAAGGTCGCTGACCTAAAGTTTATGATTAAGGTGTTCCCCGCTGAACATCGCACCATTAAGGTATTCAGCTACGTCAACGATCCTTATATGGCGTACAGCCAAAAGGTTTACATAGAGTTTGATGCTGATGCACCAGACAATTATGTTGCTGGTGATTTACATCAGCACACAAAGCAAGTTCGTGAAGAGCTTGCTAAACATCTGATTGGTTGGAACATATCGAGTTTGCAGTTGGAGGATCTATCGTGAAGAAAACAATTAACATCAACACCTTGAGTGACAAGCAAAAACGTGCATTGGTTCGCCATGGCATTCTTGACAAAGAAGTGCT